TTAAAAATAACACGGACCGACCTTCTCGGACTCCCTTCGGTCGTTGTCAATCCCCCCCGCCCCTTTTTTTCGGATTGTTTATATTTATAATTAAACAAAATACTATGAGAACAATTAATGAATATAAGAAAAGATTTTATCAATTAATTGAGTCAACGATCGGTGATGTAAAACCATTAATTAATGAGGATGAGAAAGATCCTGGAGAAGGAATAAATACTTATGGTTATGCTATGGGTACTTACCCAACCTGTATTGATGCCCGTGTCATCTGTCCAGGAGGAACCAATGGTGATTGGGAGGGATCATTACCTAAAGTGTTGGAAATATGTAGTTTAACTAACTTAACACCAGGCTCTCAAAAAAGATGGAAAAAACTTACTGCTTCAGGAAACATATCCAATCACTGGTGCGGTTTACCATATCAATATGGTGTTGATTTACCAACATACGGAAAATTAGGTTATCAACAATATGAAAAAATTAAAGAGGGATTATTAAGTAAGGGTTGGATAACAGAGGCCGATGCTAAAAGTAGCAATTGGAAACCCAAATATGGAAATTATACAACATTTAAACATGACGGTTTTAAATGTCAAGTTTTGTGGTATTCTGATGAAGATCATGAAAATCATATACATGTTGGTTGTAAAAAAGAAAACCCGTCAGTTAATGTAATGTCTGAAGATTGTACATATGAAGATTCTATTACTGTTCCTAAATTAACCATACCCGAATTCAAAAAAATATGGGAAGATAAAGTTGAAAAACAAATAAAGGTGGTTTTTATAACTAAAGATCCTACCATTTCTAGACCCGATTTAGTTAAGGTAGTTCCATTTAAAGATGCTGATTTAACTCTTGAGTATAAATACATAGAGTATGCAGAAATAAAATTTGTTGGTGATGGTACTAATGGTGTTAGTATAATTGCCTTAGGTGAAAGAAAAATTGATGAACTAACCCCTTCTATGTTTTTTATAGATGTTTACAAATCTGACAAAAATGGTATGAGTGTCGGAAAAAGAAAAAGATTTGGAGATTTAGAAACCCAAAGTATTGGTACTTTAGAAACCGCAGCGCTTGACGCTAAAAATTACTTTTTCGATCTTTGTAAACAATTTAAAGAGTATCCATATTCTAAAGAAGGACCTAAAGAATTTGAAAACCAAAACCCTTTTGAAATTTGAGATTGTTGGGGTGAAAATTAAAGAACCGTTTTTACCTGATAGAGTTCCTCCATTCTCAACTAAGTTGGTGTTGATACCTGAAGCATAAACTTTAAATTGTGATACGGCAATGATTGTAAAAGTTGCAGGACTAGATCCACCCACAACTGTTATTGTATCACCAACCGCATAATTAGTACCCCTACTAACTATAGTTGTATTTGTTATACCATTTGCATTAGTAACACTAAGAGTTAATCCTGTTCCAGAACTACTTGTTGTAGTTGTTTTAGTACCTGTCGTATAACCCGCACCTGTAACTCCATTACCAATAGATGTTACAGAGTTATTTGATGAAGTTGATCTAATAGGTGTTGCTTGTGGTACATTACTTATAAGTGTACCACCATCTATAATAACTTTACCTGATGTAAATTGTATAGGTGAGGCATCTAATGAATAATATGCAGTAGTTGACGGTGAATTTATTTTACCTAATTGGTTAGGTTGTGAAGAATTTCACTCATCTCATAGAGCAAACCTTTTATGTAAAGATTTTGAATACTACACAAAACATGATTGGACTGAAATTCCTGATGATCCTTATGTTTGGTTAGATGATAAAGGTATGTGGTATAAACAAATAGTTGGTAGCAAAGAACGTGTTTTTTTTTAAACCTAAATTAATCCACTTGATTGATAGTAACAATTAAAGATGGTATTGCGGGTACATTTCCAGAAGGAGGTTGACTTTTTATGAATAATTGGTTATCAACATTACTATTTATTTCCCACAATAATGAAACATATTCGTTTGGTGTTGTTGTTTCAAAAAAGAAATTCCAAGCCACAACAACATACGAATTTGATGGGAATCCAATCTGACTTCCACTATTAGGGACATCAAGACCGTTTTGAGAAAGCCATATATGAGCATGAGTTGCACTATTACCTCCCGTTTTTACCATTTGCGCACTAAATGCCAAATTATATACCCCTGGTATAGCTATATAAAATTTGTGCCCAGTACAAGTAATTCCATTATTCCAAGAATCTGGTGTATTTGCAGACATACTTAATATTGAGCCTGCAACACCTGTTTGGTCTGTAGTGTCATAAAATGAACCAAAATATTTAGTTGTTTCAGGTAAATTTAAATACGTTGTTGCGGATATTGTTGAAGATTCTATATTTGTTTGACCTGTTAATATGCCATTTTCCCAATCTAGTGATACATTTCCAACGCTATCATAAGCTCTTCTGTTTTCCCAATCTAGTGATACGTTGCTAGAGCTATCGTAATCTGTTCTGAGTTCCCAACTTAGTGACGGCATTCCAGCGCCATCATAAGCTGCTTTGCCTTCCCACTCTATTGATACATTTCCAGTGCTATCGTAAGCTGCTCTGCCGTCCCAATTCAAAGACACATTACCTAAATTATCGTAAAGTTCTCTTGTGAATGTATCTACGTTGTTAAAGTTGCTTGAATCTTTTATTATTGTATCTCCTGTAATAATTAAACCTGAAGTAAAATACGTTACACCTGTCACAGTTCCACCACTTAAAGGTAAATAATTACCCGTAACATTATCAGGTAGATTTTGATATGTTGTAGCAGATATTGTACTTGCAGTTAATCCTTTTAATGATGTGTCACCAGTAACAGTTAAATTTCCATTCACAGTAAGACCAGACATAACATCTATTGTCGCACTAAGTATATTACCTGAAGTGTCTGTTATTGTAAATGTGTTTTCATTATCATATGTGAAATCAGATATACCTGAAGTTCCAGAAATAATACTATTTATATCTCTATATTGAACCAATCCTGTTATATTATCGATAACTAATATCCTATTAAGGGTATTATCGTTAGAAATTACATTTAATTTTAACTGATCTTGCACAGTTATTGGAGAACATCCATAAATATTGCTTGTCCATATACCTGTACAGGCAGTAATAGTCTCAAACTCATTTGTGTTTATAACAATATAATTTTGTTTTATATTTGAGTTATCACAACTACTCATAATAATATTCCATTTATTTCTACTTCAGAAGATTTACTTACATCAGTTTTATTAACTTTAATGTATAATTGATCTCCGTTATTTACGGTAAAAGGTAAAGTTACTATACTACCATTTTTCTTAAATAAAACTGAATTTGTATTTGTTACTGTTAAATCATTGTATGTAGCCGATACATCTACAGGTATTGTAACATTACTAGTTCCTACCTTAAAAAATACATTGATACAAATACCACTATTTTTTGTATCTAAATTAACTTGATATGATGCCCTATATAATTCTTCACTTATTTCATAAAAACTAACCGCTCTATTAATTGCGGGTGTTATTACAAAATCATCTTCATCTAATAAATAACCCATCATTTTTATCGTAAAAAGTTGTACATAATATTTTCTTTCATCTAAGTTACTTATAGAACTCTCATCACCTACACTATCTAAAATTAAAGGTATTGGGTGACCATTAACTTTTATATATTTTTCTAATGCAGAAAAAGAAGTTAACATTTTTCTATTCATTAGATTTAAATCTCTCATCCTATTACAAAAAAGTCTCACTTCATACATTATATCAACAGAAACAGGTTGTGGTATTTTATACATATCATACCCCTTTCTATTACCATCCCATGTAGGAATTTTCATATACGTAAATGTTGGTCTACCAGGTATATTAAAACTTCCAGCGTAATTTGTACCTTGTTGAGCATCAGGTTTTCTAACAATAGTAATAAATGGTAATTTTATATTTTTATCAATATCAGTATATTGCCAAGTTTTAGAAAATTCTGCCCATCTTTGTGCACTTAAAAATATAACAGGTACTTTCTCACCTGCCAAACTTAAATCAATATCGTTATTAAGATAGTTAATGATTTCCCCATCCATATCCTCGTGAAGAATACCTTTGGGTAAATATGTCCCTTTATTAGCGATATCATCCAATATACTCTGTCTCTGCTCAAAACCTTGTTTATGAGGAGTTATATTTACATATTTTCTATAATTTTTTGGTAATCCCATTATATTCCGTTAAATTCGTCTAAGTCTGTTGGTACACAAGTTATTGTCCTATAAAATCCTTTATACCCACCTATTGTATGGGCATTATCTGAAAATATTTTTCCGTCATTTGATACTGTAAAATATTTTATTTTTGTTTCTGTTTCTGGATAGGCAATGTAATCACCATAACTTATATCTACACCTAATTCATTTAATTGATCTTGATAGACACCTAAAGTAATATTACCCCTTTCTAGTAATCTTAAAGAACCGTCACTATTATAACTTTTATTTGTTGGTGTTGCGTAATTAAAACTAACAGGAATTTCTATAGGAGGTTTAAATCTTATTTCATTTTTACCTGCCTCACCATAAATATCATCATTAGTCGTTTCAGTTCTATCAACACGATAAAGAATTACTTTGATGTTAATATCACCTTCTAACCATTCCCTACCAAAATCAATTTCTAATTCAAAATCATCTTGCGAAAAAAATTTGTTTAAACGTTCTATTGGCACTTTACGCATATTATTAAATCTATTTATAGATAAATATTTATTTTTAAGAAAAAATTGTGTATCTTTGAAAATATGTTAGATATTAAAGACATAAACAATTTAGATACTGATACTTTATTGTCTTCTTATGAGGGTAAAAACCCTTATATTAGATTTATGAAGAAAAAAATGGATACTGAAAAGAATTATTTTTTAACTAATAGTCAATCTAATTATATTAAAACTTATTATTATTTTGAACCAAAAGAAATAAATAAAGTCATTGAATTGACTGAGTATTTCTCTGAACAATTAAAAGAAGAACATAAATTAAAAATTTCACCTAAAAAAATTTTTATAGATACATTATTGGCGGAATCCGAAAAAGCAATTCACGTTCTTTGTAAATTACATAAAAAACAAGAAGATTTTAAAATATTGTGGATTCCTAAAACACAACTTTTAGATGACATTCATTATGAAGAACTTAATATTGATATTGATTTTGAAAAATATGTTGATTTAGATAAGAGAGGATGGAAGGCATTTAAACATCAGGAAGATGGTATTAAATTTCTTATAAACAATAAGAAATGTATTTTGGCGGATGATATGGGATTAGGTAAATGTCAAAGTGTTGATTCTGAAGTATTTACTCCATATGGTAAAAAAAGGATTGGGGATGTAATACCTGGTGATTATGTTATTGGTTCTGATGGTAAACCTACAATTGTTGAGGCAGTATATCCACAAGGGGTGAAAGATTTATATAGAATAACATTTAATGATGGTTATTCTATATTAGTTTCTAAAGATCATCTATGGACTGTAAGTAGTAATAATAGTGGAGAAAATTCTAAAAATAGAGAAAATAAATACCATACATTAAGTGTTGAACAAATGTTGGATGAAGATTTAGTTTTAATAAAAAATGGTATAGGGTGTAACGAAAAAAAACCTTATAAATTCAATACGTTTTATAAAACTAAAAATGGGCAGAATAAATGGCAAATACCTATTGTAAAACCCATAGAATTTACTGTCGACAAAACTTTACCGATTAATCCATATTTATTGGGTATCTGTTTGGGTGATGGACATATAAAAGATGTATCAGTTAAAGTAGATGTCCATAAAGATGATTTTGATGAATTATTTTCAAACCAAACAATAAAAGAAAATAAACCACAAAAAAATTTAAGATGTGGTTCTATATTTTTATCAGAATCATTAAAAGAACTTAAAATTAATCAAACTAGATCATATAATAAATTCATACCTGACATCTATAAATATTCGTCAATTGATGATAGACTGTCTTTATTACAAGGTCTTATGGATACGGATGGACATTGTATGAAATCAAAAAAAGGTAATTTTACTGGTACTGAATTTTCTACATCATCCGAAAAACTAGCAGACGATGTTGCAGAAATTGTTCATAGTCTTGGGGGTATTGTTAGAAAAAAAAGTAGAATACCTACTTATACTTATAAAGGAAAAAAATTAAAAGGTAGATTAAATTACAGACTTAACATTAAATTACCAAAAGGGATGAATCCATTCAGACTAAAAAGAAAGTCTGAAGAATATAAAACTTCTGAAAAATATAAGATAGGTAGATATATTACAAATATACAATTAGAAAAACAAGGTGAAACGGTATGTATTCAAGTTGATGCTAAAGATCACCTATATGTAACTGATCATGGTATTGTTACTCACAATACCTATCAGTCTATAGTTGCCGCATTAGAAAGTGATTCTGAAAGAGTTTTAATTATTTGCCCATCATCACTTAAAATAAATTGGAAACGTGAGGTTGAAAACTTTTGTGATGATGTGTCTATCATAAATGGGACTTATTGGAATCCTTCTAGATTTACAATCATCAATTATGATATACTGAAAAATTTTCATACGGTAAAAGAGAGGGGTAAAGACTATGAAGATTGGGAAATTCGTAAAGAATTATTAGAATTTAATCCTGATTTAATTATTTTAGATGAAGCGCATTACATTAAAAATCATAAAAGTATAAGGGGTAAAATTATAAAAGATGTATCAAAAACGTTTAAAAATTCTAGGGTATGGTTATTAACTGGTACACCTATCGCTAATAGACCGATGGATTACTATAACTTACTATCTATAATTGATTCTCCAGTTGCAAATAATTGGGTTCATTATGCTAAAACATATTGTGCAGGATCTAGATTTAAGAAAGGTGGTAAATTTGTTTGGGTTACCAAAGGATCATCTAATTTAGATGAATTATCTACTAAAACTAAAAGAACTATTCTTAGACGTAAAAAAGATGAGGTTTTAGATTTACCTGAAAAATTAATTACTCCAGTTTATTTAGAATTACAGAATGTTGGTGGTTACGAAAATGTATGGAATGATTACTTAAATAAACGTAAATTAGCTGGTAAAAAAGGTAATCCTGCAAAAGATTTAGTGGAAACCACATTATTAAGAACTTTTATTGCAATGGAAACCGTTCCATATACTATTGAGAAAACTGAAGAGGCGTTAGAGTTAAATAAAAAAGTAATCATATTTTGTAACTTTAATGATGAAATGGATGAATTTGTTAGATATTTTGGTAAGAAGGCGGTTTGTGTTAGAGGTGGTATGACTGATAAACAAAAACAACATTCTGTCGATAGATTTCAAAAAGATGATAGTTGTATGGTTTTTATTGGGCAAATAAAGGCGGCAGGTGTTGGTTTAACTTTAACTAAAGCGGAAATTGTTATTATGAATTCTTTGGATTGGGTACCAGGTAATCATGAACAAGCCGAAGATAGGGCGTATAGGATAGGACAAAAAGAAACTGTTAATATTTATTATATGTTAATAGATGATACCATAGATACAATTATATGGAATATATTAAATAATAAAAAGAAAGTTATCGGAACTATAATGGGTGAAGATGAAATAATAAATGAATTCATAAATAAAATAGAAAATGGAAACTGATGTAAGAGTAAAAGTATTTTCAATGAAAGGATGCCCTCATTGTGAAAAATTAAAAAGTAAATTAAATGAAAATAATATAGATTATATTGATATTGATATTGACGAACATGAGGAATTATATAATAATTTTTCTAAAAAAGTTAACAATGAATATCTGCCAGCAATTTTAATGGATAGAACTGCGTTTGTACCTGAAAAATCTTTTAACACTATTGATGAGGCAGTGAGTCTAATAAAGAATCAATTACTTAAAGATTAATTTCTATTTTCATCATTTTTTTTTGAATTCAGATGGATATTACCGTCCCAATAATTAGGTGTATGTTCATCTATAAATTTTGCAATCCTATTAATTAGATTATTTTCATTTTTGTCATTTTCTTCGTCATGCCCAAATCCATTTGTACCATTATGACCATAATCATGCATTAAATCTTTTTTAAATTCAATAATCTCCTCCCTTAATTTTTCGTCATCACATTCTTGATATGCATTTTCTATTAATCTAAGGGCATCTACCAATATCTGTTGAGCTTTATATAGTGAAGAAAAACAAGCATTTTTTCTACCATCTAGGGGATCACCCAATTCATTTTCATAAGACTCTTTTAAAAAATATTTAAATTTCATTATTTTAGTGTTAATAAATATCTTAATTTATTTAATGAACCCATTACTTCATCTCTGATATTTAATAAATCACTATCATTTTCTTCATTAAGTTTTTGATTTAAACTTTTTAACCAAGAAATATTTTCCTTAATAAAGGAATTTAAATCTAATGAATCAGTATTTTTTAAAATAATATTACCTTCACCACTATTAAAAGATACTCTACCGTATTTACCCATGTAAATTTCGATAAACTCATCAATAAAACTATCCAATGATTCATATATTGATCCATATGCATTATGTTTTGCATATGATTTTGTTTGCCAATGTAATATTCTAAATTGTTGTTGCATCCCAACAAATTTTAAAATTAATTCTTCTTTCATACTTTTTAGTTTTTACATTTAATAAATATTAGATATTTATAAATAAATATATTGAATATGCCAAATTCATTAAATGATAATTTAAAAAACGAATTGTTCACACAAATAAAACATAGATTAGGTGCACCTATTCGTAAAATTGAATTGGATTGGGATCAAATGAATTCTCTATTGGAAACTGCAATTGAGGATTATGCTCAACGAGTTCAAGATTGGTTAATAGAAAACCAATGGTCATCTGTATTAGGTAAAGATGCTGATAAAATTGATATTGCATTTGCATTAACGACTAGATCTTTAGACTTTGAAAGCACTTTTTCTTATGCCTATTCTAAGCAAGTTGGTTTACAACAAAGAGGTCCTTGGGAACTTAAAAAAGATTACGTAACAATAATAAAAAATCAACAAGTATATCAGATACCAGCTGGAAGAGAAATTAATGAAATATTATGGTTAACCCCAAACTCAACTGATCACGCACTTTATTCATTTGCGGGATTTGGTGATTATGGATTTGGTGGTGGATTCGGACAAGTCCCTTTTGCTGGTTGGGGGCAAGGTGGTGGATTAGGTAATGGTGGATTCTATGTTGCACCCGCATTTGATGTATTGCTTAGATCCAGTGATTTTAGTTTAAAATCTAAATTATTGAGGAGTGAATTATCTTACAAAGTTACTGCGGGTCCAGATGGGACTAGATTATTACATCTTATGCCGATACCAGGTAGTAGACTTTCATTTGCTGGTGGTGGTTTAGTAGGCGGACAAGTAGGGTTGGCAGGAACTAAGGTTTGGTATCACTATTATGATGCTGGAGACGATAGAGACAAATGTTTAGAAGAAAATCCTGACATAATTAAATTACCTAATGATGTACCTCTATCTAAAATAAGGTATTCTGATTTAAATGAACCTACAAGAATATGGGTTAGGAGATATTTGACTGCATTATTCAAAGAAGCTTTAGGTAGAGTAAGAGGTAAGTTTGGTGGGGCATTAAAAGTACCTGAAGCCGAATTGACTATGGATTTTGATAGTCTTCTAAATGAAGGTAAAGAAGAACAATTAAAATTATTAGAACAATTAGATTTAAGATTAGAAAAACTTTCTAATGTAAAACAATTAGAGAATAAAGCGTTAGAGGCAGAAAATCTTAATAAATCATTGACTTATCGGCCTTTGGGTCTTTACGTCATATGAGAATTCATCTTCTATACCGTAATCCTCAAACATATAAGTAGGTGAGATACCTATTCTATTCCAGAATTCTAATTCCTCATCAGTAATAGTTAATAAATCTTCTAACTTATCCTGATCACTATCATTGAATGGTTTTCCAGAAGTTAATGTTAATTCTTGTGCGGTAAAGTATTTTCTTTCTAATGGGGAAGTTATTAAAATTTCATCTCTCACTGATGGATCAAAACAAACTAATAATGGTTTAACCCTTTTATTAAATGCATCTAAGTACCTATCTATATTGTATTCGCCAGTTGCATTAGGATCATTTTCTATTAATTCGTTAGGTATATAATTACAATTTACAGTAATTTCTATTTTAGATGGATCAGGTAACTTACCATTATTAATGTAATATAATTCAGTTTCCTTTTTTGTAAATTTACTATGTGCCTTTGTTTGAACATCCCCGTGTGATTTTTTTGTTCCTGTATTGACATAATAAATTGTATCACCTAAATTAACATTCAAACCCTCCTTCATAATTAATTCCATATGTGCCTGTCTAGCCATAGAACCACCTGATTTATTAGTAGTTTTCATCTTCTTTTTATATGCGTCTAACGAAATTCTAACTCTAGCCTTATTAGCAATTTTAGATAGTGGAATTTCTTGATTATAAATCATTTCTATTGTTTCATAATATTCATTTACAAAACCTAAACCATCTCCATCTAATAATAATTTAATTCCTTTATCTATGAATTCTGAAATATAAACTGGCATTTTTTTAGATTTAATAGAGTTACCGACTAATTTAACTTTACCATCGATTAAATCTGCATAATTTTTTCTAGATAAATTAATGGTTGACGAACATATCTCATCTACATCTAATCCCATTACACCTTTCATATATTTATCATTATATTCTGCAACTACTGCAGACATACCTTTATATGTTTTACCTAATTCATTAAAATGGTGATTACCATTAGATGTATAAACAAATCTATCTACATCTTTAGGTACAGAAAAGTTAAATCCATCGGTATTATGTGCAATAATTCCACCTATACCACATACAAAAGTACCATCTTCTGTTGATATGTCGTAAACATATTTATTTTTATCTTTATTTTCGATTACTTCATTTTTCCAAACTTCGTCACTTTTCTTTTTAGTTTTATTGGTAAATGATGAATTGTTACGATTACTATTTTTTAGGTTAAAATTTATAAAATTTTGTCTATCTTTTCTGGTTTTAATTTTATAATCAATACCTAATTCTTTTAAAATTAATGAAATTCCTGACATTGCAACTTGTGATTTCATACCTATATCTGAACATGTTTCTATTGAATCCCCGTAACCATCAGAAGAAAAAACACCATTAATAAATGCCATTTTAATTTCTTTTGTAGAATTTAATATAATTTTAGGAATTTTCTTTTCTCTATATGAAGTATAAAAGTTGTCACAAAAAGTTTTAGAAAATTTACTATTATAAACCACCAAATTATATACACCTGAAGATTTAATATGGTTCTTTATTACCCCTTTTACGGAAAATTCATTATTAAGAATTTTTTGTAGTTTTTCTAATAATTCTATTCTTGAATTAGAAATTTTCCAATCACTTCTTTTACCTTTATTATATTTTATCACACCAGTTTTACGTGAAATATATTTTTGTTTTCTACTCGAACATATAGATGACCCATCACCTAAGAAAAAACCATATAAAAACGCCATTTCCTCATTTATAACAGTAATTAAATCATTATTTACTGGTAAATCATAGATATCAATTTTATCACTTCTTTTTAATGAAGATGGTTTCACTTCAACACCGTTTTGGAATAACGAATGATCCTCGGTAACATTTATTAGTCTATCTTTAGTACTTATCCTATGAATAGTTTTATTTGTTTCGTGACGATATACATATTTTATTTCTTTCCATCCATTACGAGTTAAAACCTCAAACTCTTTCCCTTCAAAGTCTCTTAATTTTTCAATATCTAAAAATTCAGAACTTTCATTAAATAAATCACATATAGGTAAGATATCTATGTAATTGTTATCTGATTTATATCTAATATAAATTGGTGTGTCGTAAGTAACCGAATCACCTACTAATGGTTTAAAACCTTTATGTGAAAAGAATCTAATCATATGTCTTAGATATTGTCTACCTGTACATGTAATTTTTTCACCCATATCTGAATCACCCCACGGATAAACATTTGGTGCTGAAATAGATCCAAACATACCATTATTTAAAATTTTTAAGGGTAATTGTTTTTTATCATAATACGCAGATTTTTCGGAATCACCTTCTGAAGAGTATTTCTTTTTCAATTCCTTATAAAGATTACGGTAATCATAGTTATACTGTAATAAACCTCTCATTGCGCCCATTACATCACAATCAGTAAAAACATTATGAGTTAATTGTATTGATGGGTAAAGAGAAGCAAAGTCAAACTTAACTACATTCTCACTAAAACCTACTTCTAATAATCTAGATAATCCACCTATGAAACCTTTTGACGGCATAGTATGTGGTATGGCAATGCCACTTCTATAATACCAACCCAGCATAAGAAGTTTCCAAGTTGCTGCAGTACCCATAGTCGATGCCCTCATAAATGATGTTGGTAACACTTTAGATAATAAAAAAGTTGCCTGATTAAAAATATTGTCTACTTTTTCTGTTTCCCATAAGTCATCGATTAAGTATCTTTCTACTATGTAAGAACCTTTAACTTTAATAGTATTTTCATGAATTTCATCATCTTTAATTTTCCCCCATTCACCCCTACTATCATCAAACCAATATTCATTTTCTTTATCCTCATAAATTTTACTAATCTTATCTCCTTGTATATAAACTCGATTAGGTTTAGCTACCTTAGAATATTTTGTAATATACTTTAGTCCTGCCTCTTTAATTGATGAATTAATTGCCTGAGCCCTTCTTACTGCGTGATACACATCCATTATATTATAACCCCACATATGAGTTTGTTCATAATCTTCCATTTCTGGACCCATTTTCAGTGTTTGAGTTTTTCTATAAAATGATACATTACCTAATGTTTTGGCAATTTTAGTAATATCTAAACCTAATATTTTACACCTTTCAGTTATAAAATACCAGTCAAAGTTTTCGGAGTTATATCCAGCTATGATTGCGGGTTTCAAATAATTAATTACTTTAAAAAAGGTTATAATAGCTTCAGATTCTCTTCTACGTAAAGTTTCTTCGTCATCACCATCGATAGAAATAACGTGTTGAAAATCAATATTATCTTTCATACCTATTTGAAAAATTCTACTAACTTTAGGATCTAAACCTGTTGTCTCTAAGTCAAAAGAAAGTCTATGGACATCATTATATTCGTCCATACCCTTAAATAATCTTTTACCTGTTTGTATTAAAAATTGTTCAGTAGGACTTATAGTTAGAAAATTACCTCTATTTTCATCGGCATAAACATCCATATTACCTTTATTAAAGAAATTTAATAAATCCCCATAAGAACCTTTTGTTCTAACTAAAAATTTATAACCATTTTCTAAACGAGAAACTGTTTCCCCATTTTCGTCTTCTATTGATAACGGTATGAATTTAATTTTATATTCCTTAATTTTATTCTTAATTTCTTTTCTATCTCCACCGTATAACTTATTTATATCTAAACTCTTCATCCATAAAAATGGTGTGAATTTATGTTTTTCTATACGTTTACCCTTTTCTGGATCGTGTATGATTAGATATACTTTATTTTCATAGTAAGAAGATTCAACCCCCACTATATACTTTTGTTCATCATAACCCTCTAAATATTCTTTGATGTCTTCTACTGATGCAGGCATAACTATCCTTTTAATAATTTAGGACAAATATAATAAATTATTTTTAATTAATCAATTATCTAAGACATTAATATATAACTCGTCTCTAATTGGTGCAATTAATGTTCCTGTACCATCTAAAAAATTAATGGTAAAATAACCGTTATATCTACCAGATTTACTCGTTTGAATTTCCGTAAATTGGTATGTAATATAATAAGTAGGTGTTATAGTATTTTCACAATCATTCGATACTACCATTTCTATTTCAGATTGTGAACAAGATATTCTTTTAACTTTGGTTTCTACGTCATACATAGTAAATGTAATTGTAGCATTTTGTATTTTTTCATAAAATTTACGAAAATCATTTCTACCATCATTAACTAATTCCATTTTTAGTTTAGGTAACGTACTATTTTTGTTGATAAAAAATTCCATTTTTATTTTTTAATTATAGATTCTTATTTCGATAGGTAAATCGCCAAAGTATGGTGTTGAGCTTGTGTCACCATCATATTTTGTAATTATAAATTCTATAACACTATTAGTTTGTACAATTCCTGTTACCATATAAAGTGCAGTACCACCACCAAATGAGGTAGGTTCAATTGAAATTTTAGGGTTAGTGAATCCAAAAAGTTTAGTTGCGTGTAGTGTTGCATTGTAAGGGTTACTCCATTCAATATCATTAGGGCTTAGGTTAGAACCGTCACCAATAGTATTTTCAAGTTGTGTAACACTAAATGATCCTAAGCTATAGGTAAGTAAAACTTTATATATTGTATAATTAACAGATGGTGTACCTCCAGTATAAAAACCACTAACATTAAAAGTACCTCCCGTATTGTTTGTAAATGTCGCAACTCCATTTGAATATGTCCCACCAGTTAAATACGTATCGGGGTCTATTGGTAAATTCTGATATGTTGTTGCTGATATTGTATTTGCACTTAAACCATTTGTGAATATTGTAGATCCATTAACCGTTCCTCCAGTAAAATGAGGTACAGATTGCCAAGTGGCATTACCACTTATATCTGATGTTAAAACATATCCATTGTTTGCACCAGATGTTACTTGTAAATTTGTTGTTTTTGTTTTACCACCTACATCAAGTTTTTCTGTTGGGGTTGTTGTCCCAACACCTAATCTCTTATTTGTATTGTCCCAAAATAATGAATTATCTTGTTGTAAACTTGTACCGCTTTGAAATAAAATCCTACCATTTCCCCCATTTGATATTTGGGTTGACCCAACGGTAAGTGATGTATTAGTATTACCTGTTAAAGAACTGATATTTACTGTATAGGCAGATAATTGATCATTTCTATCAAAATAAATGATACCATTATTATATGTTGCAGCAGTGGTGTAAAAATCATTAATAATGGTAGTATTAGTTCCTCCAGTTGGGTTTATTAGTGTCAATACATTATTTTGATATGTTACGCCACTAACACCAAAACTTTGTAGATAATATAAATTATCATCCATTTCTTTAATGGTTAATTTTGAACCTTTATCATTTGGACCATAAAATCTAGTAATTAATCCCATAATTTTTTATTTTATAAATATCATATATTTTTTTATTATTCGAAATAACCATCGATATAATCACACTCAACATAATTATTAACACATGTTGGGTAAAATGTTCCACTAGTTTGATTATATTCTTCTCTAATGGTAGTAACATCTAATCCACAACCATATAATTTAAATGTCGATACCTTACCTTCAAAAGTACCTGCGAAATTTTCTTGTAAAAATAAATTTTCATCTCGAACATCAGGACCATTAACAGTATTAGATTCTATCAATCCTTGTGTCCCACCACCCCAACTATAATTAAAAGGAACTCCTTGTTGTTTTTCTCTGTGTTCATTTAATTCTCTAAATAAAAATTCGTCAAAATCTTCTAAAGTCCATTTTAAATAACCATCTATATAAACAGTTAATTGACCTTTTCTTCTAGGTAATGTCTCTAAAATACAACCAATATATTGTTCATAGGGTTTGAATCTTACCGCCACGTGTGTCCATCTATCTGTAGTAACTATTCCACTTAAACTATAACATTCGTAAATACTTGCACCTGTAATATATTCAGTTGTTACAGTTGTTGCAGTTGTTGTACCAGTACATCCACACCCACATTGTTCGTGACAATCCACTATCGTAGTTGCCGTTACTGCCGAACACACACCAGTAGATATCACAGTTCTGAATCCAACACTACCATCATCCGTAATTCTAAATCCTAATGCATTGTATACAATATCAGCGTTTCTATCTTTTTCACTAATTATTTCAGTAGTAATACCAGTAAAACAACAACACCCTTGTGGTTGATACACTAAAAATGGATTATTATTCAACACTTCAACTGATTCAACTGGTGGGGGTAAAGGATAACCTGATGATGTTGTATATCCTGTTTCACCACTAAATTGATTCCAAAATTTATTTTCTGATCTAGTACCCATATAAAAGAAAAATCCTTTATTATTGGGATAAAAATTATTTAATGTGTTCCCACTACAACTAGTAGATTTTTTATTTAACCAAAATGTTGCCGTCCAACCATCCAAACAAGGTAACCCACCTAATCTATCGGGTAATATTTGATAGTTATACGGAACAGGTTTTAATTTTAAATAACATTCATATGCCTTATTAGGGTCAATACCACATCCATGACTTGCACCACTACTACAACAATCAGTTATAGTTGTTCCAGTACATATTGTAGGACACCTAAACCAATCTAAAGGCCAAGTAAATTTGTTATCAGTTATCTCATCAAAATATGTTTTATCCGATAATTTAAAAAATCCTTGATAAAATCCACCACAAAGATCTGAATACCTACCATTTAAATCAGTAATAACATCTATTGGGTATTCATAAGTGCAACCAGTAACTCTAGTCATAGAAAATCTAGTATCTGCCGAACTTAAAAATAGTGTAGATCCTGTAAATGCCGATAAAAATGTTTGTCCACTTGTAGGTGCGTTACAATCATAAGTTATAAAACCATTGTCAATACCTGTTAATCCTATATCGTATAAAGTAACACCACTACCATTTATTGTCGCACCTGTCCAAGTAGTTAAACTATAAATGGTATCGCCAGAATATGATGCATCATTATTTATATCCATATCTATTAGGATACATTCATCTAAAATTAAATCATTGTCTTGTTCGTCTGTACAATCATAACATAAAAATAAGTCCCAGTAATCACTATTACTAAGTCTCATCTTTAAACAATTGTCAAAATTATGTTGGTATATATTACTCATCTAATTAAATATAAGGCGATATCTGTATTAATATCTTTCATTTTTATCCACCTACTAGGTATTTGTTGATTTTTTAATATCCTAACTTGACCTACTAAACCTACAACATTCCATTCTGGTCTTTGTGATCTAGGTGTGTATGTTAAATTAGGATCAAAATTATTACTAATTTTTGGACGTTGTTCTGTTATTGTTTTATAAATAGTATCACCACTTTCATTTATATAATCAGGTATTTCATATGAATAATCTTCCATTACATATCTTCCCCATTCATCTTTTTCATATTTTCCTACCCATTCATCTGCGGTACCATCTTCATTATTTCCTATAAGTGTGGGATTAGATGAAATTACACCTATCGCATTATTTGCGTCAACACAAACTTTTATTTTATCATCTTCTAATTCCACAACAGTTCCAAAAGGTAATGAATCACCAGATAACGATTCAAAATATTCTGCGTAATCGGCACCTGAGTTATATGTGGCACCTGCCCCATAAACATTACCTGCCGAATCTACTCTAAAAGCGTTTGCCCTAGCAGCATTTGATGTACCTCTACCTATTATAAAGTATTGATTTGCGTTTGTTGTGTTATTCCATCTACCTGAAACATGTTGGTATGGTTCGTAAGTAATTGTACCATATCCTTCTGAATGTGAATAACTTGTAATGGCAGAAGTACTTAATCCTTCAGCATGTGATCCAGTACCCACTGATCTTGTTGACCCACCTTCAGCATGTGAATTAGCACCTTGAGAAATTGTACCACCACCTTCTGCATGTGATTGATTTCCTGATGCCAAAGTATTTACACCTTCAGAATGAGATCCAAGTCCTGAAGCGGAAGTAATTATTCCTTCTGCATGTGAATAGTTTCCTGATGCCGTTGTTAATTGACCTTCAGAGTGAGAAGATTGTCCAGATGCGATTGTGGATGTACCTTCAGCGTGAGAATAATCTCCTGATGCCGTTGTTTCACTACCTTCAGCGTGAGAAGCATCTCCTGATGCAATTGTTTCACTACCTTCAGCGTGAGAAGCATCTCCTGATGCAATTGTTTCACTACCTTCAGCGTGAGAAGCATCTCCAACCGCAGATGTTTTTGATCCTTCAGCGTGAGAGACTAACCCAATTGCCAATGTTAGATTTCCTTCAGCGTGTGATTTATTTCCTGATGCCGTTGTTTTATTACCTTCAGCGTGTGAGTAATATCCTGATGCGATTACCTCATTACCAAATGCAAATGATGTTATACCTGTGGCAGATGAACCAGTAGACTGAACACTATCCCAAACAGTTATAGGTTCACCTTTAAGACCAGTTATAGGTGAACATCCTTTAAGGTTAGCTACGTTTAACGTATTAAAACAAATACCTGTAATGACTGATGATAAATCTGACCAACTACCCTTACCTGTATCATCTATTTGAGTTAGGATATAATTTGTTGTTGCAGAACTTGCGCCATCAGTAATAGTTATTTTATTCGTAATTAATCTTCCGTCTACGGTAATATTTTCTTTTGACGAAATATAATCTAAAGGTCCTTTATAGTCTAAAGTTCCCGCAGAAAAATTTTCTTGTATTGCGTTTGTAATTCCACTTATTATACCACCTGATGATACTATATTATTAAAACTATATGTAATTGAATACCCAGTGTATTGTGTACCTATTATATAATCACCAGTATATCCAGTTTGCGTTAAAGTCCAAAAAGGACCTACTGTTTGTGTTTCCGCACTTAATGGGGTTATTGGTAATGTTAAACCAGAAGTATAAACACTAAATAAAGGATTTGACCAAGTTGATCCACTAAACGGATCAAATGATGGATTATAGTTAGGTGATAATGGATTGGCAACGTCAAAAACAGTTGTACCTGTATTACCACTTAAAACTGCGTTCTGATTAGACACAATTCCTAAAGAAACTTTTGTGGCGACATTAACTCCAGTTGGGTATCCACTAAAAGGAATTCCTGCCTGAATTTTACCGTCAAAAGTGGCGGTTTCACCTGTTATTATTTTTGATTGTCTTGAAAGATCTAATAATGTAGTAAATTTATTTATCGGCATAACTTTATTTTAAAATAAATATTTAGATTTCTGATATATTTATATAAAAAAACTTTATTATGGGTAAAAGATTTAAAAAGTCCGAAATAAAAAATTATTTAACAGAAAAAAGATTAGATGAATTAATAGGAACTAATGGTGCATTAATTAGTAGAACTAATAATTATAAACAAAGTAGAAATACCATCAAATCTAAAAAGACTACTGACGACTACGTAAGAAGTTCAACTCAAGGACCTGAGGCATATTTTATTTACGGTGGACCTTATTATGGGGTAAATTATTCATATGTTGTTAATGAAGAAGAAGAAATTTTAGATATAGATACTAATGATTTTTTTGAAAAATTAGATGTTACTCCACCTAAAAATTACAATACATATATGGAACATGAAATAAATGAAGAGGAAGATTCTATGAAATCTTTGGTGGACGAAATTATTAGAAAAAAAAAAGACGATTCTAAAGATTTTGTAAAAAAAATGAGAGAAACTGAAGTAATGATGGATAGAATAACTATTCCTGATATAAGTGAATTAAAAGATATTCATGAAAAACCAATAGTAATAAGGAAAATAAATAGTTTATTAGATTTAATACATAAAGAAAATATAGTTGGTGACGAACTAACTATTCTTTTAAACCATCTTGTCGATAATTTAGATATTTATAGTATATCAGAAGAACATAGGGAAATTATTGGAGATAAAATTAAATATGGCGAAGAGAAATAAAAATAAAGGTGGTAATAGTAAATTACATGGTAAGTATTATAACTGCCCTAATTATGTAATTAATGCGGTTAGTAATGCAGTAAAAACTTATGAAACACTTAAAAAAGAAGATATTAACAATAATAAACCTACTGAAGGTTATAAAAGGGCAAAAGGTATTCTAGAAAATAAAAAAATAGAATACAAACAAATGAAAAGAATAAAAAACTGGTTTGATAATTATGATGGTGATCACAAAGACATTGAATATAGACTTAATGGTGGTAAAACAATGCATAATTGGGTTGATTCTACTTTAAATAAAGAAACTTTGGCGCTAAAAGGACCTAAAAAAATAAAAAGTGAAACAGGTTTATCAAACCAATTTATCAAACAACATGAAAAAGATAATACTAAAATTAATAAACATTCTTTAAAAATGAAAATACCAAAACTAAGTAAAGATATTAGTGGACAAGTATGGAGAGGTAAACCTGTTTACGAAGAGATTTTAAGAATGCAAAAATTAATAATATACGAATCTAAAATTTAAAATTATGGGAAAGACTAAATTAATGGAATTAGGAGATCAATTTAGAGTTGATAACGTTATTAAAAACGTTTATCTAAATAGTGATGGAAAAAGATACGGACCTACACACCCAAATGCACTTTCAAATGGTGATGAAAAAGGTAAAGGTACCTCCTCAAATGCTGACGCTTTAAACAGTTCAACTGGCGGTGGTTCGGTAGATATTGCAGCTAGACAAGATATGATAGCTAGAAATGAATCAAAATATGGTAGTACAACAGGACCTAACGGATATGGTCCAAGTAAACCTTATTTTCCAAACTACATTTTAAATAATAATCAATAAAATTTAAAATGAAACTTTACAATTTAGCTGAAGGACTTATACTTGAGGTAGCAAACAGAAACTCTATTATGAAAATAATGGATGGTAAACGTTTGGCATCTGTATATTATGATGATGGAGAAGATCCTGAAGGTAAGAATAAAAGATGGATTGAAATATATTGTTATGGGGTATCAAAAGCGGGTAACGATATGGTTAGAGTTTACCAAATAGGTGGAGATACTAAAACGATTCAACCTGGTTGGAAAACTTTTAGAATTGATAGGATGAATAATTTAGAAATGTTAGGTGGTAAATTTTATGAACCTAGATCTTTATTCAATCCTAGTGGTGATAAAGATATGATACAGATATATAAGATATTAAAATTCGACTAATATGAGTAATGCAAATAGATTAAAAGAAATTTTAAGTAGATCAAAAGCAGTTATGCAAGTTACTGAGCAAAATTATGGTTCTACTTCTAATAGTAATCAAACTACTAATTATGGTAGTGAAGAAAAAGAAATACCTAATTTAACAGAAAATTTTATTAATAACCATAGGAATTCAAGTAATTCAGTTGCACCTGTTAATGGTAGATATAGAAATTTAGATAAATCAAAAATGCCAGATGTCATTAAAAAGGCAATGATTGATAACCCAATTGAAATTCCTGAGACACCATTCCACACATTTGAGTTAGATGATGTTTCCGATTTATTAGAATCTACAAACAATAAAAAACCTGTTATTAAAGAAACTATCAATTCTAATAAAAATAGTAGTATTAATGAAAATACTATTAGAAAAATTGTTAGAGAAGAAATGGAAGATTTAGTAAGATCAGTAATTGAAGAGTATTTTGATAAATCTTTAATGACTGAAGATATACAAATTAAAGTAGGTGGGACAACCTTTTCAGGAAAACTTAAACCACTACCTAAAAGAAAATAAAAAACCCTCAAATGAGGGTTTTTTATTATTTAGATATTTGTTCTTTTAAATCATCTAAACCTTCTTGTATTTGAGACTTAGGTATCCAAAAAGTTAAATCACCTATTTCTTCTATTTTAAGTTTAAGCATTTTTTTAAATACTTCTACATCTTCTTTATTTTTTACATATGGTATATTAAGTGCCTTAGAACAAACTGGACCCACACCAGTTGCTTGAGATCTCCAATCAGTCAAATCTTTACCACAACATCTACAAGATGAAACATCTGACGTATTCATTCTACCAACAACTTGATAAGCTTTTTGAGTCTCCTTTAAAACTTTAGAGATTGTAACCAAAAATGGATTAAATTCTAAATTGTTTTCTTTAGCAATTCTTTTTGCGATGAATTTACTAACTTTAAGATTGACATTAATTTCTTTTTCAGAAGATTCCTTTTTTTCTTGTTTAATAAATTTAGAGAAGAAATTTGATGCCGCCTCTATTTGTTTTGTTGTTAATGAACCATATTTATTAAGTCCATTTTGTAAAGAAAGGATAAAATTATTATTACCCTTATACTCTTTCACATTCTGCTCAACCGTTAACTTTTCCATAGGTATTTGATTTATTTTGATTTATAATGTAAAGGTAATAAAAAAAATAATACCATTTAATTTTTTAACATTTTTTTATATTTATTTAAAAAAATATATTTTATGAAGAATTCTAATCTTTTTGAAGAGTTAAAAAGAATGAAATCTTTAATGGTTTATAAAACTGACGATTATAAAACTAAAATATATGAATATGAATTATTAAAAGAAGATGATGGTAATACTATAGAAGTACCATTAAGTAAGAATTTTGATTCTGGTATGTGGAAATTACTACCAAAAACCTTTGATAGCGATTTACAAAGTGCAGTTGACTGGATAAAAGAAAAATCAGAAGAAATAAAAAAACGTGGTGGTAAAATAACAAGCTCATCTAAAGTTTTAATAGTTCAGGTTGAAGCTAGTGAGTCTCAAGTACCTAATTATAACGGTGAAGTTGACCCCCCTAAAAAAGTTGCACCTGAATGGTTGTCAAGAAAACGTGCTGAAACTATTACAAAATATTTAACAAATTTTTTCACTAAATTAGTTAAAGATGGGACATTAAGTGAAATACCCACATTTCAAGAACCATTAATAAAAATTGGTCCTACACCTTGGAAACCAGATGATGGGGATAAAGCTGATGATCAAAAATTTAAAAATGAACAATACATTAAGGTATTGGTTAAGTTTGTTCCGCCTACCGCATGTTTAGAAGGATTAACAATAGATGTTATATATAACAGAAATGAAGATCCTAGTTGGCCGTGTAGAGGTGGTCATGTATGTGATGATGCTAAATTTAATGTATTATTGAACGGTGTTGTAATAGGTCTAGCCAATTTAAATAACGCAAATGATGGTGGATCTAGAATTAGTTCTTTTACTATTACTCCACAACAAGCAGTTCAAATCATTGATGCGACTTCATCAACATCAGATGGAAATATTTTAATTTCTTTTACGTGTGCCAATTCCACAGGTAGATGTCACTCTAGTACACCTGAAATTAGAATTAAAAGAGGTAATTCACAAACGGTTATTTATCATGCCTGTACACCTTCTATAAGTGAAGAAAATGATTATAGTGAGATAAAAGTTATGAAATTAGATGCTTGCGGTAACATCATAGAAAAAGGATCAGAAAAAAAGGCGGCACAAAAAGATGCTCAATTAATGAATCCACCTGCTGGACTACAAAAAGGATGGTTAGTATACGATATTGCAACAAAAACCGCAGTTTTTAAACCTTCATCTTCGGCAACAGATGTGAGTGAAAATATGTATAAAAAATACTTACCCCTTTACCATTACTCAAGATATGAAGCGGGTCAGGAACCTGAAATTTATAAAGGTAAATGTAATGAACCAAAAATATACGGTGGATACTGTTTATGGAAAGGTTTAAAGGTTAAATATAAAAATGATACTTTTTGTGAAGGTGCTGAAATGAATGTATTTTATAATTTTGGTTCTGAATCTAAACAATATCCTGCGGCAACAAAACATATCACTGAAAAAATGAGAAATTATCTTTTAGATAATTGCGAATCTTCTAATTTAGAATTAACTGCAAATGATGTCATAAGAGTAAGTAAAGATAATCTACCTGATAAATTCAGTTTTAAAAGATTATACGCACCCCATACTATGACATCCGACCCAAAAATTTTAGGAGATACTGATTTAACACCATTTAAATTAGTTCCTAACGAAAAACCAAATAAAATAAATTTTACACCAAAAGATTTTATAGATTTTGTAAAAAATATAAATGGGCCAGAAATAGATACTATCGACCTTAATAATATAACCAAATTAATGTCAAAAACTTCTGTTAAAAATTTAAGTGATGGATCAAATTTAATTACTTTTAAATTATCTACTAAAGAAGAAAATTTAGGTTCAACTTTATTCCCAAATGCTAAAAAACTTGATGCGTATTTAGGTAAATATAATACTTATAAAAATGAAAAATTTAGTGGTACAGTTTTATTAGGTAATGTCAAAGGAAAAAAATTATATTTTTGGGGTATATCAGTTTGGAGACGTTATGAAAAAGGTATTTTTGTGGAAAATAGTATATATGTAAAATTACATACAAGTACAAGTGAAACTATTCCATCTTCTACAATTGCCAGTCTTTTAACTAGTTTAGGTTTTATTACAACTAAAAAAGATCATCTAGTATTAGTATAGAAAAATTACTAATCATAAGTCTCAAGTGTTATTTTAACACCTTTTAAAATTTTTCTATCTTCTTTAGACATTTCTCTCATAGTCTCTCTATGTGCCCTTTTTATTCTTTTTTTATATTCTCGTTCAGTAACATATTTACCATTACCTAATTTAACGGTTTTTTGACTAGCACAAGATGTAAATGTGATTACACTAATAAAAAATAGTGTTTTAAAAATTAAATTTTTCATAGTTTTTGATTTTATATGAACAAATATATATAAAAGATTTTAAACTGCCAAATTTTTTTACTATTTATAAAAATATATTTTTTACTTATTATTAAATAAAAAATTTATTATGAGTAAAATTAAAGTATTAGTTGTCCCAAGTGACAGAACAGGAGTTTCATATTATAGATCTACAATTCCACACATTAAATTAGAAGAATATTTCCCTAATGAATTTCATGTGGACATTGATTACGAACCTGAATTAAATAATGATGAATATTTAAAAAAATATGATTTAATTCACTACCACAGAACGTTAGGGGATTATAATAATTTAAAGAATTTATTAGATAGGTGCGATAATTTAGGTATTGCAACTATTATGGATATAGATGATCATTGGTCACCTGGTCCTGATCACCCAGCTTGGGAAATTATTAAAAAACATGAATTAGATAAAAAAATTCTTAATAATTTAAAAGTATCTAAAAATATAACAACTACAACAAAAGTATTTGCGGATGAAATAAGTAAATACAATAAAAACGTATTTGTAATTCCAAACGCTATTGATACCTTAGAAAAACAATATCAAAATAATTCAGAAAAAAGTGACAGAATAAGAATAGGTTGGTTAGGTGGTTCTTCACATTTAAAAGATTTAGAAATTTTAAAAGGTTTAGTAAATAAATTTAAAAGTGATGGATTAATAGATAAGGTACAGTTTGTATTATGTGGGTATGATTTAAGAGGTACCTTTACCACAATTGATAGAAATACTGGCGAACAAAAACAAAGACCTATTAAACCAAAAGAATCAGTATGGTATCAGTATGAAAAAATATTTACAGATGATTATAAAATAGTAAGTGATGAATATAGAGATTTTTTATTGACATTTGAAAATAAAGAATACCCAAATGTCATAAATGAACCTTATAGGAGGGTGTGGACAAAACCAATTACTTCATACGCCTCAAATTATAATTTATTTGACATATCTTTAGCCCCATTAAAAGAAAGTAATTTTAATAAAGTAAAATCACAACTTAAAGTGATTGAGGCAGGTTTCCATAAAAAAGTAATTATTGCACAAGACTTTGGACCATATCAAATAGATATTATTGAGTCTTATGAAAAAGGAGGAACTATCAACAAAAATGGTAATGGATTTTTAATATCTTCCGCAAAAAATCATAAATTATGGTATAATCATTTAAAAAGGTTAGTTGAAAATCCTAAATTAATTTCTAAGATTGGGGAGAATTTATACAATACTGTAAATGGTAGGTATGATATGAAAACCGTTTGTCAACAAAGAAGAGAACTTTACAGTAAATTAGTTTTAGAAAAAAGAAGTTTGGGGGTTGATTTAGTAAAATAAAATCACTATCCTTATATAAAAATTTTATGGAACTAAAAGAAAAAATTATTAAAAACAGAGAAAAGTTTGAAAAAACTTCTAAAACTAATGAAATATTTAGTGAGTCTTTATTAAATTTTTTGGGTGAAGATTTATTTACTGCACCTGCGTCTAACATGGAAAGTATGTATAATGCCTTTCCTGGTGGATTAATTGATCACATTTTAAAGGTCACAAAATATGCAGTTGTATTAAATGACAGTTTACCAGAAAATTTAAGAGTAGATAAAAAATCTATTATTAAGGTTTGTTTTCTACACCAAATAGGTAAAACATATTTATTTAAATTTTGTGAATCTGAATGGCACAGAAAAAATACTGGTAAAATGTATGATTTTAATGAAGATTTAATCTCAATGAGAGTAGGAGAAAGATCCGCATATTACGCATTAACACATAATGTATCTTTAACAGAAGAAGAATATCAATCAATAATTAATTTCGACAAATCTGAAGAAGATAAACAATCAAAATGGTATGGATCAACTTTATCTACTTTATTAAGGCAGGCTAATGAATTATCAATAATCGAATGTAAAAAAAATAAATAATGGAAATAAACGATTTAGATTCTTCTTTTGAACAAGAGTTAAGGCAATTAGAAGAATTGCAATCATTAATGTCACATATAGAATCTGTAGAAGGACAGAATTTACTTAATTTAGACTTTAATGATTTTAAAATAAAAACAAAATTTACTAACAATTCTAATAATCCTGATCCTGAATATGCTAAAGTTGGGGACAGTGGATTTGATTTAAGGGCATTTATAACTGAACCTATAACACTTAAACCTCTTGAAAGAAAATTAATTCCGACAGGACTAAAATTTGAGTTATCTCCTAATACTGAATTACAAGTTAGACCCAGAAGTGGTATGGCATTAAAGTATGGTATATCGGTTTTAAATACACCAGGAACAGTAGATGAAGGTTATAGAGGTGACGTTGGGGTTATTGTAGTTAATCTAAGTAATGAGGATTATACAATACAACCTGGCGAAAGAATCGCTCAGGGTGTATTAATGAATGTAGTAGGTCAAGGTATTAGTGAATTAGTTAGGGTGAATAATTTATCTGAGACTAATAGAGGGGACGGTGGATTTGGATCTACTGGGGTTAAATAACATTAAATAATTTTTTACTAATGGGTAATGAAGTATAGACTGATTTGGAAAATGCTATAGCTAACGAAAAGCGAGAATCTATAAGAATGAAAATTATAGAATTACTAGTAGACGAATACGTTGATGATGCCGAATTAGGTAAGGCCGTTAGGGAATATGTAAATATAGAGAAAGATAATGATTAGTGTAGTTTACTGTACTAGAGAAACAAACCCAAAACATAAAGAACACATTATAAAAACATCTGGGTTACAGAAGAACATAGAAGTTATTGAAATCATAAATAACGGAGAATCCCTGACTAAATCTTATAATAGGGGATATAAACTAGCAAAAAACGATATTGTAGTATTTTGTCATGATGATATATTGATAGAAACTAAACAATGGGGTAATAAAATTAAAAAGCATTTTGATAAAAATAATGAATATGGTATATTAGGTGTAGCTGGTAGTAAATATATGCCAATCTCTGGTAAATGGTGGGAAAAACCAAAAGCCATGTATGGTAAAGTAAAACATACCCACAATAATAAAAGCTGGCTTTCTGAATATAGTGTAGATTTAAATGACGGTATTGAAGAGGTAATTAATGTAGACGGATTATTTTTTTCTATACATAAAAATAGAATTAATAATAATGAAAACCCATTCAATGAAGATGTTAAAGGGTTTCATTTTTATGATGTAGATTTCTGCTTTAGTAATTTCTTATCTAAAGTTAAAGTAGGTGTGGTAACTAATATAAGAATAAACCACATGTCTATTGGTCAAACAAACCAAGAATGGGAAAATAATAGATTACAATTTGTTGAAAAATATAAAGATCGACTACCACAAAAGGTTAGGGATGAGTTTAAAAATAGAAAATTAAGAGTTCTTATAGGGTGTTTAAATTTTCAAGGTTTAACTGGATCAGAAATATCTACCATGGAATTAGCTAAAGGTTTAGCTAAAAATGGTTGTGAAGTATATGTAGTATCCCAAATTGGACCTACATTTAAAAGAGAATCCGAAAAATATAATATCAAAGTATTTGATCTAAATGAACCCCCTGGGTATAAAGTAGGTGATGGTAAATGGGGTATTAATACACCAGAAGGTTTTAAAGTAAGTCAGCCAAACATGCTTTATTTCATAAAAGACATGAAGTTTGATGTAATACATTCTAATCATACACCAGTAACTCAAAGATTATTGCAACTATACCCAAATAATAATTTTGTAAATATTGTTAGATCTGAAGTAATTGATCTAGAGAATCCAGTTGTAGATACTAAAATAAAAAAATACATAGCAATTAGGTCGTCGATCAAAGATTATATCGTAAATAATTTTAATGTTGACGAATCCAAAGTTGAGGTTATATATAACCTATTTGATAAAAGTAGGTTTACTGAAAAAAAATTAGATAAGGGAACCGATAAAAAAGTAACTTTATTTGTAGGTACAATGGATTATTTAAGGAAAAGTTCCATAGAGGATCTAATAGATAATTCAGAGGAGTTATGGCTTGTGGGTAAAGATACCATGGGGTATGCTCAAGAATATTCTAATATTTATGATCACGTTAAGTATTTCCCACCCACAGATAAAATAGAAGACTTTGTAAATAAATGTGACGAAACTGCTGGTATATTTTTAGGTAGAACTACGATAGAGGGATTTTTATGTGGTAAGCCTGGATGGATTTATGTGGTAGATAAACACGGAAACTACTTAAGTAAAACTTTTAGTGAAGTACCAGAAGATATGTCCATATTCGATAACGGGCAGATTATAGAAAAATATAAAGAAATATATATAGACACCCATAATGAAGAATGATAATATTTTATTGGCTGGACCTTGGATAGGCGAATTTGGTTGGGAATTATTTTGCTGGCAAGGATATGTAAGAAAACTATCTAGACAATATGATAAGGTAATTATCATAGGTAGACCAGGTAATAAGTATTTATATGAAGATTTTTGTGATGAATACATTGAATTTGATCCAGGCAGCTTTAAAACTGATGCTTGGAATTGCCAAGGCGCCAAAAATTTTGACCATATAATTAATTCTATTCCCCATACTAAATACTTAAATGGAATATTTGATATTGGGATGAGGTATACACATAATGGTGTAATTGACAGTAAAAAATTATTTTTTACAGAACAAGAATTTTTTAAATATAATTACAAATCAGATAACACATTTGATGTCCTGTTCCATTGTAGAAATAAATCTACTGGTTCTGAGAGAAATTGGGGTAGGTCAGAATGGGAAAAATTATATAATTCACTACCTAGTAATTTAAAAATTGGTTGTGTGGGTAATGATGAATCATTTTATATTAGTGGTACTGAAAATTTAAGGGGTATAAATTTAAAAGAATTAGTTGGTATTTTTAATAATACTAAACTAATTATAGGACCCAGCAGCGGCCCTATGCATTTGGCTAGCTTATGTGGACTTAAGCACTTGGTTTGGAGTACCGAATATAATAGAATTCGGTATGAAAGAGATTGGAACCCATTTAATAGTGAAGTGGTATTTTATTCTGGCGGTGATTGGTCCCCAAAACATAGTGAAATAAAGGAATTGATTTTAAAAAATTTATAAATGAAAATATTATTTGTGGCAGTATTTACACATAACTCTACCAATGTGTCTCAATCAAGGGGATTTAAAGAAAATGGTTGTGAAGTTTTAGAATATGATTATAGAAAAAAATTAATAGAATTTAATAATGTCTACAACAGAGATTCTGATTTAATTGATGTTGCAAAAAAATATAAACCTGATTTAGTTATTTTTAGTAAATGTAATAATATGAGTTACAGAGTTATTGATGAATGTAATAAAATTTCTAAAACTGCCTTATGGTATATGGATGCAATGAATAATTTTGATGGGGAATTAATAGAAAAAATAAAAAGATGTAATTATTTTATTTGTGGTGTAGAGGGTGTAGTACCTCATGCTGAAAAATTTAATAAAAATTGTATATTCATACAACAATGTCCAGATGATTTAATGAATTTTTTAGATCATGATTTAGAAGATAAATGGTTAGATGATATATCATTTATTGGGTCGGCAGACTCATCAGCCATACATGGGGATAGGGTCAAGTATATAAATTTTCTAAAAAATTCATTTAGTAGTTTTAAACATTACAATGGGGTTTATGGTTTGGATCATAATAAAATAGTTAACCAAAGTAAAATAAATTTAAACTTTTCACCAACTGATGGTAGCGGAGTTTCAGTAAGAATTTTCAAGATATTAGCATCTGGCGGATTTTTAATGACTACGTCATGGAAAGACATGGAAAATACATTTATACCTGGGGAAGATATAATAATTTTTAATAGTGAGGAAGAACTAAAAAATAAAATAGAGTTTTATTTAAAAAATGAAGATATAAGAAATAAAATTAGGCTTTCTGGGTACAATAAAGTACAAAATTATTTACCCAAAAGCTGGGCTAAAAATATTATAGATTATGTTACAAAAAGAGAAATACAATCTGATAATTATCATAGCATCGTACAATAGGTACGATATGTTATGTAACTTACTCAATAAAATTATAAAACAAGATAAAAAAATAAGTACTAAAATTATAGTTAATGATAATTATTCTTCAGATAATAGGTATTTATCCATAGGTCAAGAGTTTAAAGATGTAACCTTTTTAAGGTCAAACCATAATAAAGGTAAAGATAAATATTGGCAAACTATAAATGAGTTATTAGTAGAAGTTAAAAAATACGATTTTGATTATTTATTAACCATACCAGATGATTTTGATACATGTGATCACTTCATAGATCTATTAGTGGATGAACATAATTCCGCTAAAACAATAGACTCGCAAATAGTATGTACTACATACGCACATATAAGTAAAATTAAAAGATGGAATTTAACTTATTGGATGGATGGGGATGGTTTATTTGACAAAATATTTTTTGATAAAATTAATTTCACCATTGACCCAATAAAGCCTACTGGTAAGAATGCAGGTAGTGGTGTATGGGAACAGCTATCACAAAAAATAAACGCATTTAATTTTAAAATACATAAACCTAAAAATATATTTATAAATCACCTAGGACATACGGATTCTAAAATGCACCCACAATTAAGAAAGGTGAAAAAATTAATAATAGAAAAAACTATATGAAAGAAAAAATAGCTTTTTTGGCATATTGCGATTATGCAAATGTCCTGACCGAATATTCTAAAGTAATCAATGACTACTCTGAAAAATATGAATCTAAAGTAATTTGTTTAATGCCACACCCATTTAATTACCAATTAAAACACGATTATGATTTAACTAGCGCTAATTATATAGAATTATCTAAAAAATGGGTAAATGAATCTAAATATATAATTTTTAGTGAAGAGATGGGTAAGGGTAATTATGATACATTAAATAATATTATTAGAAAATTAGGAATTAACATTGAGGGTAAAAAAATAAGTGCTTGGCACCCAGGATCTAATTATAGAAAAAATTATGTTCAGTTTAACAATAACCCATTAAATAATAAATTACACAGAATTATTTACGCAATTGATTTATATAGGTTATCTAATAAAAATAAAAAAGATATTACACTACTACCTTTTATGAGTTTTAACCATGATCCAAACCAATACATGGATAATATGATGAATAAAATAAATAGTGGTAATAGGATTTTTATGCACTGTCCGTCTAACACAGAAAGGAAGGGTTCTAATATAATTAAAACTACAATAGACTCATTGAATAGGAATGACATTAAATATGAAATGTACACTGGAAAACCACATAATTTTATTATGGAACAAAAAAATAGATCATTATTCTATATAGATCAGTTTAATATAGAATCATCATTCGGAGTTGCTGCGATAGAATCATTAATTTGTGGTAACGTCACCATGTGCGGCATCAATAATGCAAAAGACGGTATTGATAGGTACGGGTCTAAAACACAATGCCCCATAATTAACCTGGGTATTACGGAAATTACACTAAAAAATACAATAGAAGAAGTCATGGGCTATGACAAGAATAAATTGATCGGTATTTGCGAGTCTAACTTAAATTATTTACTAGAATGTTATAACGGTAAATCCGTTATAAAATATATTGAGGAAAAAATATTAAACGATGAGTAATTTTACATTAAAGTATTATAGAGATATGTTACATAATTCCATTATAAATGGTTATCATATAACACCTATGAGAGATCATAATTTAAATTTTAATAAGCATATACTTATTAGACATGATGTGGATTTTAGTTTACAAAACACAATAAATTTTTCTAGTATAGAAGATGACTTAGGGGTAAAATCGACCTACTTCATAAGATTAAATAGTAAAAACTATAACCCCTTTTCTATTGACAATTCTAAAATTATTATTAATTTAATAGAGAATGGTCATGAGATCGGTTTACACATTGAGCCAGATTATTATAAATTTATGAATTTAGATTACATTAAATATATTAATACACTAATAGAACTATTCGAGGCTACCTTCAAAATAAAAGTATCTGGAATATCAACGCACGAACCTAGTAGATGCGGTTATATAATAGACAATGAAAATATAAAATTAATTAATGTAGATTATGAGGCATATTTGTTAAACGATTTTAAATATATTTCTGATTCTGGTGCTAGATGGAGAGAGGGGGATCTAAATGAATGGGTAAATAAAAGTGATAAAATAATAATGAATACGCACCCTATATGGTGGTATAAAATTACCCCACTAGAAAACTATTAATTTATGATTAAAATAATACAAATATTAGATTGGATTAAAACAAATAATTTAGATTTCATTTTATCGGATGATTTGGATATTAACGGTGAAATAACTGGCCCATGGAACGCTAAAGAGTCTACTCACAAAAACATAACATTTATTAATGGAGAATGGTTCGATAATTCAGCCTCAATTGTATTTACACCTATTAAAAAAAACGTTAATAACAAATTAATAATCATAACGGATGATCCTAAATATTATTTTGTTAAATGTATTAATAATTTTTTTAAACCAGAAAAATGTAAAATAAAAACTGGTAAAAATTTTATAATGGGGCAAAATTGTTCTATAGGTAACGACGGCTTTGGTTACATAAAAGATAATGATGGTAAATGGTTAAAATTCCCACATTTTGGTAATGTAATTATAGGTGATGATGTGGAAATAGGTAATAATGTTTGTATTGACAGGGGCGCACTAAGTAATACTATAATAGGTAACGGAGTAAAGATAGATAATTTAGTACATATAGCACATAATGTTGAAATAGGTGACAATACTTTAATTATAGCGCAGAGTATGATTGGTGGAAGCGCTAAGATTGGGTCTGATTGTTGGATATCGCCATCCACCTCGATAAAGAACGGAATTAAAATAGGGGATGGTGTTTTAATAGGTATGGGTGCTGTTGTAATTAGAGACGTTGAGGATAATAAAATTATGGTTGGTAACCCAGCTAAAGAATTAAAAAAAGATTTATGAAATATTTTATTCATGAAACTACAATAGTAGATAAAGGTGTTGTCGTGGGTGACAATACTAAAATATGGGCATTTTCTCATATATCTGATAATGTTACCATAGGTAATAATTGTGTAATAGGTGAGGGTGTACACATAGGTCCAAATGTAGTCATAGGTAACAATTGTAAGATACAAAATCATAGTTTGATATATGAAGGTGTAACTATAGAAGATAATGTGTTTTTAGGGCCAAACACAGTAACCACTAATGATTTTTTACCTCAAGTAGGTGGTGACTGGAAAAATAATGATAGATTTAGAAAGACACTCTTCAAAAACGGGTGCTCTATAGGTGCTAACAGTACTATAGTTTGTGGTGTCACAATTGGAGAAAACTCATTAATTGGTGCAGGAAGCGTAGTAACTAAAAATATACCTGATGCCGTTAAAGCATTTGGTAATCCAGCAAAAATAATATAATATGAATTACGATAAAATTAAATACTGGAATGAGAGGATCGATAAAAATAACAATTTTTGTCGCTCGATAACTAATCACCATATAGAAATAGTAAACCCTCATATTGAGCCAGGGATAAAAATACTAGAGTATGGGCCAGGCACTGGTAGGATGTTGGAATTATACGGTAGTCAAAAGTCTATAAATTTTTATGACATATCATCTATGTATAGTTCAAAACTAAAAGATAATTGTAATTTAATTAATTTACCTATAGATACTTACACTATTGATAAGTCTGGAAACATTAAAACTAATTTCGACGACGATGAATTTGATCTAGTATGTGCATTTGAGGTGTTATTACATTCCCCAGATAATGAAATTGAGGTGTTGATTAATGAATTATCTAGAATAGGTAAGGAGGTTATTATAGTAACCTGGTATGAAAAAGGTTTAACTAAATCATCTAATCATTGCTGGACTAGGGATTATAAAAACATATTAACTAGTAATAATTTAAAAATATTACACTGGGACGAGACTTCCTTTAATAACCAAGTATTTTTTAAGTATAAAAAATGAAATATAGAGTAGGTATAATTGGGTGTGGTGGAATATTTCCTAGACATATGGAAGCCATTGAAAATAATTCGGATGAATTTACACTAGTAAGTGTTTGTGATATACAAGAGACCTTGGTAAAAAGTTTAGGGGAGAGGTACAACGTACCTAGCTACACATCATTTAAAGATATGATTTCTTATGAAGATATAAATTTTGTAGTTATTGCAACCCCAAACTCCCTACATAAAGAGCAAGCTATATACGCATTAGAAAAAAAATGTGATGTATTAATAGAAAAACCAGTAGCATTCAATATTAGTGACGTTATTGAGATAGAAAAATATGCTAAAAAAAATAATAAAACTGCTTATTGTGTTTTACAAGTTAGATTAAATCCTACAGTGCATCTAACAAAAAAAATATTAGATAATAAATTATTAGGTGAAATAAGGGGCTTTAGTTTTGCGCAAAGGTGGCAAAGACCATTAGAGTATTTTTCTGGGTGGCGTGGTGAACCTAAAGTAGGTGGTGGCATCTTGTATGAAACTGGGATTCATTATTTAGACATATTACAGTATTTGATAGGATCACCTAAAAATATTATCGGAACTAAGGTATACACTACTAAACATAAGGGCGGTGTGATTGAAGATACTGTTTATTCACTAGTAGATTACGGTAATTTTGGTGGTACGATAGAGTCTACAATTGCCGCAGAACCGCACAATATCGAAAGTTCAATCTCACTATTGGGTTCAAATGGCTATATCAAAATAGGTGGTAAAGCTCTTAATGTGATAGAATCAGCAAATTTCTTGAGTCATGGTGCAACATTGCACTATGAAAACTTATTGAAGGATTTTAATTACCCTAAAGATCCTAACTCATACGGCTCTTATCAGGGATCGTGCCCAAATCACCCAGAAGTTTATAAAAATTTAAGTGTTTTTAATATAACAGAAACATTAAATGTTATAAAACTAATAGAGGAAATATACAATAAATCGGATATAAAATATAAAATGTATTAAGTTATGTCAGCAATTTTAAAATATGATAATAAAAATGTATCTATAGATGTTTTAAGTGAACAGGATATAATGCATATAAATTATTTTAGTAAGGGTAGTTTTTACGAACTAAAATTATTAAACAAGATAAAATCTTTTGAAAAATCTGGGGTATATATCGACTTGGGTGCTAACGTAGGTAATCATTCTTTATTTTTTGGTTTATTCTGTCCAGTAACTAAAGTTATAGCCATAGAAGCGGAAAAAAATATATTTAACGTATTACACAATAATTTACTACGTAATTTAGATAATAATAAATTTGTGACTTATAACTGCGCAATATCTGATTTTGACGGATTTGTTAGTATGTCCTTAGTTTCTAATATAAATGCTGGATCTACTCACATATCAGAAATTAATAATGGTGATACTAAATGTACTACATTAGATAATTTAATAGGTGATTTAAATGATATTGCTGTTATTAAAATGGACATCGAGGGGTATGAGCTAAAAGCACTAACTAAAGCTACTAAAATTATCGAGAATAACAAACCTATAATAATTACAGAAGTAAAAAATAATAATGAATTTAATGACCTAAAATTCTTTTTGGGTAAATATGGGTATACATGCGATGCCATTAATTATGCTAACACACCTACTTACATATGGGTAGCATAAATAGTATTCACATTTATAAAAAAACAATTAAACTTAATTTATGAGCAGAAGCAGAAGAAAAAATAAACAACTTTCCGAAGAAGAAATCCAGGAAATGGAAGCGTTTCTTAATAGAAACAATATAGAAGAAGAAAAACTTTTTAATACAATAAGTATAAACGTAAAGTGTAAGACCGAAAACCAAAGAAAATTAGTAGATTCCATAAGACACAATGAGATTACAATTTGTAGTGGGTTACCTGGATCAGGAAAAACATTCTTATCGTGTGCTGAGGCATTAAAATTAGTTACAGCTCACGAAAAATATAAAAGAATTGTCCTAGTAAAATCTATAACTCCACTGAAAAATGAAGAAATTGGGCATTTACCTGGAGATCTAAAAGAAAAGATGGCACCCATCATGGAGTCATTTACTGATAATATTAGAAAACTTATTGGTAAAAGTAGAATGGAAAAATTAATTGAGTTAGGTGTTATAGAAATTGTACCAATAGCTTTTGCCAGAGGTCGCAGTATCGATAACTCCATCATATTAGTGGATGAGGCACAAAATATTACTTTAGAAAATATTAGAACACTAATGACTAGAATCGGAGATAACTCCAAAATGGTCATTATGGGAGATGTTAAACAAAAAGACTTGAGAAATAAAAAAGATAGTTCTTTAGAGGTTGTAATCGAAAAGTTTAAAGATGTTAAAGGTTTTGGATGTGTGGAATTGAGAAATCCTAAAGATGTTGTTAGAAACCCAATTATAAAAATAATAGAAGAAATTTTTGAATCTTTAGAATTGTAAATGGTTTTTATTAATAGTAAGATTGAAGTTAGAGAATCACCTATACATGGTATGGGTGTATTTGCAAAAGAAAATATAAAATCTGGTGAAATAATAGAAAATTGTCATTTTACTATTTTAGAACAAAAATTTTTTGATATAAATAAAAAATTACAAGAATATGTATTCGCATACCCAAAAATTAATGCAAAAAATTCAGTGGTTGTTTGGGGATATGGGTCAATATACAATCATTCTAAAAATAATAATGCTGACTGGATAGTTGATGAGGAAAAAAATGTATTCACATTTTTCACTTTAAGGGATATTAAGAAAGGTGAAGAAATTTGTATAAATTATGGTGAAGGATATAAAAGTGTGGTAAAAACTGTAAAATAAAATGGAAAAGTTTAATTTAGTAACAAAAGATGGTGAAATCGTACAAGTTACAAATCAAAAAAGTTTAGAATTGGCAATAGAATTCTTTTCACTATTAAAAGATTTAAAAATAAAAGATTTATTAAAAATATATAAAGTTCAGAAATATGAGAATAGGGATAACAATTAATGGGGTTATAAGAGATTTCATCACTAAGTTTGAATCTGTTTATGATAAATATTATAATGTAGAATCTGAAAAAGAAACCAAAAGAGATATAGACACCTCAAATTTATTGGATCATTTTAATTTTACTGGAGGAACACAAGAGTTAAATAAATTTTTATATGTTGATTCATCTTTAGAGATATTTGGACATGCAGGTGAAACAAAATTAAATTCGGTAGAACATCTAAACCAATTACATAATTTAATAGAAGATATGGGACACAATCCTATTGTTTTAAGTAAGGAATTAAATAATAGTAAACCTGCTACATTATTCTTCTTATCTAAATTATCTGCAAAAATTAATAATATAATTTTTGTTAGAGAATATGAAAAAGTTTGGGATTATGTTGATGTCCTAATAACTGCAGATCCAGAAATATTAGATAATAAACCTAGTGGAAGAATATCTGTAAAAGTTATAAATCATTATAACAAAAATTGTCAATCTGATTATACTGTTATAGATTTAAAAGAGATTTTAGATGATAAAAAATTATTGGAAAAAATATTAAATACTCAGACAATAGATTTTGAAGATATTTAATGTTTACTTATCTAAAAAAAAGTATAAAATAATAGAAAAAAATATATGGAAACTGATAACTTACTTCTACAAATTGGCGGAAAAGAACTATACTTTGATATTGATAGGGTTTCTGATGTAGTAAAAATAGAAACTAAAATAAATCAAGAAGATATTTTAGAAAAAATTAGTGATGAAATGCGTCAAGATTCTATGGAAGAATCTGCAATACAGATAGATATTACTAAATATGAATTATATAGAGAAATGATTGCGACTATTTTAAGTTACAATGAAGAAATCGATGATAAAATGGGTTCAGTAGCATTAAATAAAACTACTATACCATTTAAAATTGCTTATAATACTCTTTTGATGAAAGGTATTATAAAAGAATTATAATAACAATAAAAATAAACTATTATGAGTGAACAATTAGAGAAAATTAAAGAGTCTATTGAAAAGATAAATAATAAAGATTTTGGTATTTATTTTTTTACTATAGACACAAAAGGTAATCCTACTGCTGGTGTAGCAACAATTTACGAACATGTAAAAAAATTAAGAGAATTAGGTTATAATGCCCAAATTTTACATGATAAAAATGATTATAAATTACGTGAAGATGAAAATGGTATTGGTATTGCAGAATGGTTGGGTGAAGAATATGCGAATTTACCTCACGTATCGATAGAATCACAAAAACTTCAGGTAAGTGCTTCTGATTTTGTTATAATTCCAGAAGCGTTTGCTAGTATAATGAAACAGACTGTTAATTTCCCTTGTAAAAGAGTGGTATTACTCCAATCCTATGAATATATTTTTGAAATGTTAGAGATTGGTGAAGGTTGGGAACAATTTGGTATTAGAGATGTAATCACTACAAATGAAAATTTAAGTAAATACGCAAATTCTATGTTTAGAGGATTGACAACTGATGTCATCCCTATCGGTATACCTTCTTATTTTGAAAGTGATGGAACACCTAAAATACCTACGGTTTCAATGGTAGCAAGAGATAAAAGAGAATTATTAAAAATTGTAAAAATATTTTATCAAAAATATCCACATTATAGATTTATAACGTTTAGAGATTTATCTGGTTTACCTAGAAAAATGTTTGCTAAAGAATTATCTAAATCATTTTTAAGTGTTTGGGTCGACGAACTTTCAAGTTTTGGGACATTTCCTTTAGAGTCAATGAAAGTAAAAACACCTGTAATTGGTAAAATCCCTAGAATGGTACCTGAGTGGATGGGTACATTGGATGCAAATGGAAATCTTAATTTAAACGATAATGGTATATGGACGGCAAATTTAAATGCGATACCTGATATTATTGCAACAATGGTTGGTTTGTATTTAGAAGATGCCTTACCTCAAAATATTATGACAGGTATGGTTGAATGGGAAAGTAAGTATACTGAGGAAGGATCAAATAATATATTATCCGAAGTATATGATAAAATTTTTAAAAGAAGGGTTGTAGAATTAGAAACGTCTTACGAACAAATTTCAAATACTTCCCAATCAGAAGTATAACAATTTATAAAAAAATATATTATTATGACAAAAATTCAATCATCAACCTATTACAATGTAAGTAATAGAAAAAAAAGAAAAGGTGTCCACTCAAAAACTAAAACTAGTAAACTTAAAACTAGTAAATATTATAAGAAAAAGTATAAAGGGCAAGGAAGATAATAACAATAATTAAATAAAAAAATATGAGTAGTATTTCAGTAATAGTACCAGTACATAAATTAGAAAAAACATATTTAGATTCATGTATTTTAAGTATTATGAATCAAAAAGAAAAACCAAATGAAGTTATATTCGTAACATCTAACGATAACGAATTAAAAGATTATCTTAATAATTACAATTTTGGTGAGATTAGTTCATTAGTTAAAATTTTAGAAAACGAAACAAATGACTATGGATTCCAATCACAAATTAATTATGGTGTTAAAGAATCTACATCAACTTATTTTACTTTTGTAGAGTATGATGATGAGTTATCACCTATATGGATTAAAAACGCTAAAGAATATGCAAAACATCATTCTGATGTAGGTGTATTTTTACCTATCATATATGAGACTGATGAGAATGGTAAATTTATTTCATTTACAAATGAAAGTGTTTGGGCAAAAGATTTTACAGAAGTTAGTGGTTATTTAGATAATAATGTATTACAAAGAGTTCAGAACTTTAATTTTGATGGTATGGTTGTTAAAAAAGAAGTTTATGAAGAACACGGTGGTTTAAAAAGTAATATAAAATTGACTTTCACTTATGAATTCTTATTAAGAATGACGTATTTTTCTGTACCTGTTATGGTAATTCCTAGATTAGGTTATAAACATACAAATAATAGAGAGGGATCACTTTTTGTAGAGTATAAAAATAGTATTGATGTTTTAGAAAGTAAATTTTGGGTTAATAAAGCCAAAAAAGAATATTTTTTCACAGAAGATAGGGAAATAACATATGAAGTATAAATTTTTTTATGACAGAAGAACCCAAAAAAAGGGGTCGTAAGAGAACAAAAAATTTATATTTTGGTCCTGAACAGGAAGAAGCAGTAGTTAATTTTTTAACAAGTGAATCGTATAGTGAAAGAAATAAAATTTACAATGAGCATCTAAAAGGCCCAGTAAACAAGATGGTTGAGTCCATCATAAGAAGGTATAAATTATATAGAAAAGAATATGAGTATGAGGATGTACATTCCGATACTTTATCTTTTTTAATTACTAAAATGCATAATTTTAAACCCGATAAAAATAAAAAAGCATATTCTTATTTTGGAACGATATGTAAACATTATCTTTTAGGACAATTAATAAAAGATGATAAAAAATTAAAATCTGATGTTTCCTACGAAGATGTTTATAGAACTGTGGAAACTATGGAGGATTTATCGTATACAATCGATGATGATAAGTTACAATTAGATACATTTATAGATGAGATTTCTGCCAGTATAAAGGGTGAAATGAAATATAATAAATTATCTGAAATAGAACATAAAGTTGGTTCTGCACTCACAACCATACTAGATAATTGGGAGACTATTTTTGAACAGGTAGAAAGTGGTAATAAATATAATAAAAATTTAATTTTATCTTATATAAGAGAAATATCTGATTTATCAACCAAAGACATTAGATTGGGGATGAGAAGATTTAAAAAAATATATGTTTTTTTAAAAAATGATAAATTAGAAGATGATTTCTTGTAAATTTTTATTATAAGATATTTATAGTAAAAGAAATATTATGAGTAGACCTAAGAAAACTAAAATCAATTTAGATAAAAATAGTTTACAAGAATTAATGCAGGAAATCTATAATGATTGTAGTACTATAATGAATAGTGCTCGTAGGGAATTGAATGAAAGAAAAGTTAGGGTTAATATAGAAGACATCAATGATGAATATCAAATAGGTAAAGTTAATAATGAAACACTTAAAATTTTAGAAACTACTATTGATAAGAAAATTGCGTTAGCTAAATTACAATCACAAATACTAGGTAATAAATCTGATGGTGATGGTGAAGTTAATAGTGGTGGTAACGGTATAACTGAAGAAGATAAGAATATTCTTAGAGAATTGTTTAAGGAAAAGGGTAACAATAAAAATACTGAATACGATATAGATTAAAATGGATATAAAATTTAAAAATGTTGTTTGTGAAACTAAAGATGTTATAGGTGATATTAAGAGACAAATATTAGAATTAATATCTCTTAATCAAACTATATGTAACAACTTACCCAATTTATCATTACCCACTTCTATTCCTGATGTTGCAGATTTAGATATTAGTCAAAGAGTAGTTGATTTATTAAATGATATTTTAGCAACTGTTTCAGGAATTAATATTGATGAGATGAGGATGCAATTAATTAGTTGGTTAGTTGAGCAATTACAACCTTTATCCGAAAATTTATCATTAACAATGATAGATACTATTAAATGTTGTTACGCCTGTAAAATAAACCCTAATATACCCAATTGGTTATTTGTAACCGATCCATCTACAATTTTATATGATAATAATGGTGTACCCATACCTAATTCAGGAACACCTGGTATAGGTATGAACATTGAACTTAATAAGTTAGATTTAACTTGTTTATTTGCAGTTGATCCAAATAGTAGTGTAGGTAAATTATTTTATGATGGAACGGAAACAGACGATTTAAACGCTTTTCTGTGGAAAGTTATTCAAGAAAACGGAAATCCTGTTATTTGGTTAGATCCTACATCTGGAAAACAAATTGCAGAATTTAGATATTTTGAAAATGATAGTAGTGCGTTTATTGAAACAGACGGTACAACGGATTATCAAAACATAGAACAAAGACCTAGAGTTTTTAATATAAGGATAGTTAATGAAACCTACCAAAATAAAACTATGATTACATTTTTAGTGGATTATTTTAATAGTCAAAATCCTCTTTTTAATGTAGATAAAGTTGTACCAAATATTATAGATATCATCTATGGTTCACTAACTAATAAAGTAGATTTACCTGACGAATGTTTAAATAAGGTTGTTGAAACTGAAAAATCTATTGAGGATTATTTAGATAAGGGTATTGGAAATCCTGAAGTAGTCTTTGATGAGAGTTTTTATACATTTACACCCGCACAAATTGCAAATATCAAAGAAACAGTTAAAGAAAAAAAATTAGGCGTAAAACAATTTAAAAAGTGTTGTGCAAAACAAACTAGTAGTATATCTTTTGAGACTCTTAAAGAAATTGATGCTAATATTGTGGCAACTAGTACTTTACAAGAAAAAATTCAAGTATACACAAAATCTTTAGATGATTTAATTAAAGAATCTACTGATGGGGTTAAAAATTTAGATATAGATAGTGCTAGTGGAGAATTTTTGGCAAATTTTATAAGTGCCTTACAAGTGGCATTAACTAAAATTGCTTTAACACCCAAAAATTTAGTAATGTTAAATTTATTTTATTTTTTAGTTAACGCCCAACCCATAAAAAAAACAAAAATAAAAGAAATATTAAAAGCGTTTGAATGTATTTTAAGTAAAATACTAAGTGATTTATTAAGAAAAATAATTTATGAATTTTTATTACCTATGATATTAAAAGCACTTAAACAAATCGTTTTATGTGCGATTAGGAAAAAAATAAAAGAAATTAATGAGAATTTTTTAAAGACGAAGAGAAGTTTATTGCCACCATTTGTAAACGATACAATAAATGCGGTGGAAGGATTATTAGGTAAGGCAGAAAATACGGTAGATAAGGCTAGAGGTTTTTCTGATAAAATAAATTTAGATTCATTAAGCAATCTTAATTTATTTAATAATAAAGGAAGATTTTGTGAGTAATTATGGCAACAAGTGAAGGATGTAAAGATAATAGAAATGATATATATAAAAATATAGGTATTGCTGGTGCGTTAGTAACCATAGCATTGTTATTAAAAAAAGCGTTCAAAACCCCTAAAAAATTACCACCAATTTCTAAGGAGGAGATATTAATTGGGGTTAAGTTTAGAGAAGGGTTAAGTTCTATTGATATTGCTTCTAGAATTATCGAAAGGAAAAAGGAAATCGGTATTAATATAACTCCTTTACCTAGTGGTGCAGAAAACGTTGACTTGAAAATGGAAGTTATACGTATTGAAGAAATTGTTAATGCTTTATTGACTAAAATGAAAGTAGAAGGTACAGTTGCACCAGGTGTACCTGTTACTGCAACTGGTGGTAATGCTGGTGGTCCGATAGTAGTACAGGGTGCAACTACACAAATAGCAAAAGTAGAAGGTATTGTTAGATAATATGGAAAATATTATAATTGATTGGCAAAATATGAGTAACTCTTCTATCAAAATGAGATTAGAGGAATTATTACATGAACAAACAGCATTAAAGGATAGAATGATTAAGTTATCCGAAAAATTAGAGTCCGTAGAAAAAGATTATTATTACGGTAATAAAGTTTTAGTAAAAAGATATAAAGGAGAAGATTGATGAATAATTATTATAGTGATAGTACTAACACTGGCATGATCCCAATAATAAGGGTTGGTGAAGTAATTTCTAATGTAGATACTACTAAATCTGGAAGAATTAAAGTTAGAATTACAGGTGTTGATGATACTGAAAGTGATAAAAATCTAATAGATTGTGTACCACTACTACCAAAGTATTTAGTAACTTTACCAAAAGCTGGTGAATGTGTATTCGTGTTTCAGTATGAGTATAATGACTCCTCGCCAACCGCTTCATTTAAAAATAAAAGATTTTGGATTGGTCCTCTAATAACCCAACCAACTAAATTATCTGAAGAGACTTACAATTCCGCACTTTCAATACTACCCGATGGGTATACAAAATTAAAAGACCCTAATTTAGAGGAAGGCGCTTATGGTGAAGATGAAGATATTGTATTACAAGGTAGATATAATACAGATATTATACAAAAAGATAGACAAATATGGCTTAGAGCTGGTAAAAATATAGATGGATCCCCTAACAAATTTAATAATAAAACTTTAGGTTATGTTCAGATAAAATTTGGTGGTGAAAAATTAAAAAGAACTTTAGTCGATAGGGAATTAGTATCATTTGTTGATCAACAACCTGATAGTATTATAACTGTAATTATAAATACAATCACAAACAATGGTATAATATTATCTGGTGATTTACCAGAAGATTCATATACGCAAACAGATATTAATAGAACGGAATTATTTATCACTATAACTGATGCCAATACAGGCAATGTAAAATTAACGTTTGAAAATGAATCAGGTTTTTTGGGTGTTAATTCACGACAGGAAGCATTATTGTCTGCAAAATCGTTTATAGATTCAAATAAAGGTAGTAGATGGCTAATTAAATCAAAATCTAATGATTTAATTAACCTTTATAAAGGTAGTGATGGAATTGCAAAATTTACTAGTGAACCAATAGAAGTAAGGAAAAAAATAAAAGAAGTAAAATTAGAATCAAACAAAAGTGAAAAAACCAGTGTAATTAATATAGTTGGTAATAAAATTAATTTAATAAGTCATGACGGAGAGCATACATTTAATCTAACCGACCCAAAAAATTTAATAACTGATGATGAACAAATAAAAATTAATAATGGTGCTCACCCATTAGTATATGGAGATGTTTTAGTTGAATTTTTAGATTTAGTAAAAAAATATGTACAATTACACGTGCACCCCTATCACGGTTTAACTGCCGATCCTAGTACGGTAACAACAAATGTTTTAAGTTTTGATTTAAATAAAATTTTAAATAAGAATATTAATAGTAATTAAGATATTTATTTATAAAAAGAAATGGTATACAGAACTTATATAGATAAAAATAATACAATTATTTTTGGTACCCAAATTAATACAGGTAGAAACCCTATCGCAGAATTATATTATGGTGGTAAAGAAACTCAACCCGATTACACAAGACATTTATTATATTTTGATATCACAGATTTACAACAAAAATATAATCATGGTGAATTAGGTGATTTGTCATCAGTAACACATACATTAAGAATGACAAATAGTTCATTTTTTGATAGGGATTTGCAAGCACAAAAATTATTAGATGGTAAACAAAGAACTTCATCATTTGATTTGGTTTTATTTAAAATAAATCAATTTTGGGATGAGGGTTGTGGATACGATTACCAACAAATCCGTTATATAGATTATGGGGGCGATATTACTTTTGTTGAATCCGCTAGTAATTGGTTAAACGCAACAACTGTTAACAATTGGTCAGAACCAGGAGTTTATTCAGGATCACCTTCCGCGATTACTGTTACAACACAACATTTTGATAAAGGTAACGAAAATATTGAAATGGATATAACTAATGAAATAAATAATTTAATAACTGGTGTAACAAATAATTATGGATACGGTTTGGCATTTGAGAGGGATTTAGAGTTAAAAGAAATTATACCTGCACAATATGTAGGGTTTTTTACTAGACATACACAAACTTATTATGAACCTTTTGTAGAAACTGTTTACAATAATACTATTAGAGACGATAGAAAAAACTTTTATAAGGGTAAACTTAATAGATTATATTTTTACATTAATTTAGGTGGAGAACCTACTAATTTAGATAATAAACCTAGTGTCATAATTAATGACGCAAATGGATCGATAATTGCATCATTTTCTAGTAGTCAAGTAAAACAAGCAGATAAAGGTATTTATTATATAGAACTAACTATACCGATTACTAACACCCAATGTGGATTATTTACAGATGTTTGGTCAGATATTGTGATAAATGGTAATGTTCGTCCAGATGTTACATTAGAATTCGAAGTTAAAGATGATACTGAATATTATAGGTTTGGCGATAATGAGTCTTTACCTATTGAGTATGTTGTTAATTTAAGTGGTATTTTAAGAGACGAAAAAATTAAAAGGGGTGATAAAAGAAAAGTCTTTGTAAATGCAAGATTACCTTATACTGTAAATGAATCAAGTGTTATTGATGGGTTACAATATAGATTATGGGTTAAAGAAGGTCCAACCGAAGTAAACGTAATAGACTGGACAGATGTGAATAGAGCATACTTAAAAAATTATTTTATTTTAGATACTTCTTGGATGATACCTAATGAATATTTTATAGATATTAAACTCACATCTAGCCAATTAGTAAAAACCTATACAAACATCCTAAAATTCAATATTGTTAGTCAAGTAGAATATTCACACTAATTTTCTAAAACAATAGGTTCAGCACCTTTTGGTAAATCAAATGTTGTATTAGACATATAATCAATAACATCTTTTAATATTAAATCAAATGTCTTAAACGCACTTTCTTTAGTTAATGGTTTAGGATACGGTACTTTAAATTCTAATAATTTAGTTAACAATTCAGTGTCCTTTGAATAATTATTAATGTCTTTATATGTTACTGTAACTTTAAATTCTTCTTTATTTAAACTTTCTGCTGATTCATCACCATAAGTAAAACTTTTTATTTTGGTATTTTCTCCGTCTAAATTAATTACACTAAAATTTACATTTACAGAAAGTGTCCTATAATTATTTTCATCAGGTGTAAAGTAATATCTATGCCCATTAGGTCTGTCTACAAAATAGGCTGGTACAGATATATACATATTAAACCCATGATATGTATCATTTAAATCTATATTTCTATTTTCTATAGATCCCAAACCTACATCCCCATCAAACCTCAATCTTACATTAAATTCGTTTTCGTGTATTTTTGAATATTCGTCTGTTAATTTATTTAAATTATCAAATAATAATTCATATAAAGGTACAGTTTTACGTAATGACTCGGATGGTCCAAATAATTCTTTCCATGACCAACTATATGTTCTAGCCAAAGAATAGGCAGTTTCATAATCTAAATTAAAATCTTCTATTAAATCTACTGCAACATACCACATATTATATTCCGATGGATTATCACCATATTTTTTATGTAACATTTCTAAAATCCTTTTTTCTTGTGGCGTAAATTCTGATGTTACATCTATTAACCTAGATTCTAATAGAACATATTTTTTTTTAATTCTCATAAACACAAATATAATAATAAATATTTTAAAAAATAAAAAAGGGTAGAAATTTCTACCCTTTTTAACCTTTATTTTAAATTAAGATTATCTTAATTCGTTTATGTCAAAAGTTACAACTCCGTCAACAGTAACAGTTCCGTAGAATCTGTTGTTCACCATTTTCTTAGCGTATCTAGTCATGATACCCTTAGTAGGTGCAAAGTTGAATGGATTTTGTAATGTTGGAGTCAATTGTAGAGGTACATACGGAGCGTAAATGTAACCTGTGTCTAACAATGATTTTCCTTTATGACCTATGATTATTGAGTTAGCTGGTGCGTAAGGGTCTCTATACACAGTATATCTACCACCTAATGAACCAATTTTCTCAATACCCATATTGTATTGATCTTGCTCTGGAGAAGCGTTTGATACGTGGAAGTATTCTAAATCATCGAAAATTGCTGATACCTCAGAAGAAACAACGATAAAGTTAGCTCCACCTCTCAAAGTTGACTTATGGATTTGAGCAGAGATTTGATTAACTTTAGTAATCAACGTTTGATTCCACTCTTTTTGAGTGTATGCGTTGAATCCACCACCGCTATTAGCTCTTTTCCATCCGTTATAATCCCATCTCAATTGCCAAGCCGCACCTTTTCTTAAATCTCTTAAGATCTCTCTATCGATCTCAGCAGCAACCTGCTCAGATAATAAAGCCGTAAGTTCTGCTTCAGCATCGATGTTATGGAATGCACTAACGTCTTGTGCCAATTCTGGTGACCAAGTAGCTCTTAGTTTTCTTTCTGTAACAGAAACAACTACTTCGTCTAATTCAAAAGATACTTCACCCATTTCTGTAGCGAACTCTAATGTTGCATATTGTGCCCAAGATACTGATAAACCAGAAAACGCCTTTACGGACACTTCTGAATCACTTGACGCACCTACATAGCCATCAAAGTTAGCAGAATCACAACTGATACAAGCTGGATGAGTTAAATCTAATTCGATTAATAAACATCCGTCAGGTGAACAAATATCACTATAATCTACAATACCTCTACCATATTTTTGAGATACTAATCTGAAAGGAACGACACCACCAGCAGCGATAATTGTTTTACCATCTGAATCTTCTATAGCAAAATCAGAAGTAACTGTTAATGAAGCTAAGAAAGACTCAGTATCCATTTCATTACCATCTGGTCCTGTTAATCTACCCGCATTTGTTGTAGTAAAACCAGTAACACAAGCTTTAAGTGTTCTAAATGAACCATCAGCCGCTAATGGTTGATCAATAAAAGGAGTTTCAACTTTCTCACCATCAGAATTTAAAATAACTGGATTTAATCCACCATTATAAACTGTTCTAGTTCCTTTAGAAGCATCAAATAATCCGTCATTGTAGAATAAATCATAAAGATTTTTCTTTCTGAATTCAGTTACAGTAACACCACAACCAGAAATAACACACTGAGGTAAAGAACCATTAGTTGAGTTACCGTTCAAATCGAATGAACCGTTAGATGTTTTTGGTACGAAATAGAATAATTTACCAATTGGCATGTTCATCGCTTGTACCGATACGATATCGTTAGCCAATAATTTAGAGAATACTCTTCTTACAATTGGGAAAACAACTGTTTCGAATGATCCAGAAGAACCAGCGTCAGTTGATTCGTTCAATAGAGCAGACGCTTGGTTTTCATACAACTGTGCGATGTTCTCTTTAATATGACCTTTTAAACCATCTAAGAATCCTAATGAATTCCATTTAGAAATAGTTTTAGATCTAATTTGCTTTAGGTGCTCAAGTCCGATATTTCCGACTTCACCTGAATTTAACAAATGTCCCATTTTAATTTTTTTTGTTTTATTTTGTTATTTTATTATTTTTATGAGATTCTTCTCATTAAATCTTTAATAGCCGTAATCTGTGGATCAACATAAGCAGTTGATTCGTTTAAATTATTACTATTATAAGATTTTACTGTTTTATTAACTTTAATTTCTATTGACTCGTTAATTGGTTTCTTATTATCCAACTCAGACTTTATAGTTTTATAAATATTTTTTGATTCTTTAATAGTTTCAGCATTATCAAATCTTTTCAAAATATTCATTTTTTCTTTTTTAGTTGTAGAATGTTCTGTAAACAATCTATTCACATAAGCTAAATTGGTATTAAATAAAGCAACTTCATTAAGTTTGTCTTTGAATATATTAAGAGCCTTTTTATATTCTTCATTTTTAGTTTTAAGCTCTTTGTATTCTTTCATTATTTTTGAATTGGAAACTGTGTTAGTATTTGGTTTTTTAGTAATTAAAGGTTTTTTTACATTTCTAGATTCTCTAGCCGCAAATCTAGCTCCGTGATATCTTTGTTTACCACCAGATCTTCTATGTCTTTGTAATTTATCTTCTTCTATTCGCTCCTCTTCCTCATCAATGTAAGCACCTTCCTCAACGTCTTTGTTTAAAATGTGACCAAAATCAGATATAGGTCTGTTACCTAATTCTATACCTTCAGGTGTATCCCACCATGTTTCGTCTTCTTCATCATACATTCCCCCCACTTCAGGCTCATCTCCACCAGAAAACATGTCATACATTGGAGAGTCTTCGTCTAAATGAATTTCATATACAGTTTCTTTTTCTGAATCTTCATCTTCATACATAGACCCTGAACCACATTCTGAGCAATATTCTTCCTCTTCTAAACCAAATCTATCTTCCATAGATTCCTTAATGTAATACTCTACACCAGTTTCATTATCCTTTAAATGAATTCCACTTGAATCTTTTACTACCTCTACTTCATCATTGTCACCCATTTTGTTTTTAAACACATGAATAACTTCTTCGTCAGAGGCACCTGTTAAGTCTAAAACTTCTTCTTCGTCACCAGTAGACATATTAAAATCTGGATCAACCAAATTATCATCATCTGTTTCAGTTTCTTCACCTGCATCTAAATCTAAATCTACATCTAAATCTAAATCAACTGGTTCTTCTGAAGGGGTTGAAGGTTTTTCGTCATCAAAATCAAACTCAACTTCTTCTTCATCATCTTCTTCTTCATCGTCAAGGTCTAACTCAACTTCTTCTTCATCATCATTGGATCCTTCTAAATCAGTATCGTCTATTTCTTCTTCATCTTCCTCTTTTAAAGATGACTCAACGATACCCTCAATTTCTCTCGACAAGTGTGCCGAAAGCATTTCTTTTGTGTTGGCTTTTAAGGCATCCTCTAAGGACTTAGCTTCTAGCAAAGCCTCTTCGATGATCGATTTCTTTTTTTCAGCCATTTTACTTTTTTTTAAGTTTTTATTATTAATTATTATTAATCCGTATATTATACGTTATATTATAAATATGCTAGTTTTTTAAAAAAATTTATTTTTTTATTAATCCAATAAAAAATTATTTAAACTATCTTTTAAATTATCACTATTTTTTTTGATTTTCGATTCAGACATTTGCTGCTCCCTAGAAGGTTCTTCATTATAAATCCATGACCCTGGTGTGGATGGAGAAGTTACAATGTCCCAACATACCAATTCGTAATCATCTTGAACTACATTCTTCCCATTCTCTTTTTCTAATGAACCCACACCTCTAGATGAAACACCTATCTTTAACCCTTTCCTTAAATAATTTGCCACTCTATCACCTTCACATGAAATAATTCCTTGATTAACAAAACCAGGTGACATAATAATTTCTAATTTACCCATTAATACATTACCTTCCCACCATAGATCTACTACGTTATGAGAAATTCTACTTACGGCAACGATAGATGATTCTGGATGGTCTGCTTCACCCAGCGCTCTTTTTTCTTGAATTAATTTTAGATAATTTTCGGCTTCTCTTCTTAATATGGCTTCGGGATATACTCTTTCATTTCTATTTTGAACACCGTATTTTTGCATCACCGCGTAAACAATTAAAGGTTCTTCTATTATAGGTTGACCTTGAGTTAGTTTACTTACTTCGTTTACAAAATGTCTGTTATCTTTTGGTGAGATGTATCCTGCGTCATATTCAATTAATATTGACTTTTTATTAGGGACATTATTTTTATTTATTTCAAACTTGTTCATTTTTCCATTTCCATTTAAATCCTCCTGCGCTTTTTCTATCACCATTACAAACCATTCTTAAACCATTCCTATTTATACCTAGTTCGTCTGTGACAGATTTCATACTAACCCAAGATTTTATTATATTATTATCTCCATCCATTTGTATGATGGGTTTGTATTTTAATTCAATACAATGTTTTGATTGTTTTTTACCGTACATAGAATTTTTTTCACCCATTCTATGTTTAGACAGTCGTTTACGACCTTCTTTTGTTAATCTGCGTTTTTGTGCACCTAACCTCATTCGTTTAATAGTTTCTTCACTATAAACCCTTCCTTTTAATTTTTCTGATATTTTTTTATTAACTTCTGTACCGAAATTACCCCCGTCACCACCATTTGTTAGGTTGGTTAATTTAAACCCCCACGTTTTAAATAATGATATCCAATAACTTTCCCAAAAACCCCATTGTGAAGTTTCTACAACATCTATTATTTGTAAAATAGGTTTTTTGCCTTCATTTATTAATGATGATATCCAGTTATTTTTATATGTGTTGTTTTTTTTTGATTTTGATAGGTGTTGTGTAAACCTTTTATATGGTGTATCTGATTTACCTACATACCTAACCTCACCCGTAGTAGGATCATTTAATGTATATAAATAAGTTATATTACTAACACCCAATATTTCCATAATAATGATATAGTTTTATAATAAATATATCATTATATTAAAAAGATTATTTTTTAGACTTATGGAATTTAAATATATTATTATTCTCAAAACAATTATTTATGATGTCATAAATAATATTTTTTGTGTTTTCTATAATTATTGGTTGATTAATAGGTAAATTCTTTTTTTGGAATAGTGTTATTTCACATGACATAAAACTTCTTTTACTAATGTCGAAACCCGAACTCCTCATGTCTAAATCTACGATATACTTATCATTATAAAATAAATTTTTATCGAGATTATTATTTAAGTTTTGTTTTATTTTTTTTCTGACACCACTTAAAAAAGTATCATAGTTTTGTCCTTTATTGTCTTCATATATTTCCCCCCACGCAGTAAAGTTTAAATATAAACTTTTTGATTCTTTATTATTTACTGTCCCTATTTTAGTTTTGTAGTTGTTTAATAAATCTAATTTGATTTCTTTTCCTAATTTCATTAATTCTTTTATTCATACTATGTTATTTAAAGATTTAATAAAAAATAGTGAAAAAAAATAAAAATGTCAAATTATGTTAAAAAAAAACCCTCTATCAGAGGGTTAATTTTATTCGTTGTCAATTGTTTCTTTTAAATTATATAATTTAATAACATCATTTAAAAAATTATCTTTTTCGTATTTTGTATTTAATAATTTATCTTTTACTTTAAGTAATTTATTTTTAAGTTCTAAATCAACATTTTCAGTTAATTTTTTATCTACAGAATCAATACATTCTCTTATAACATTTTTAAAAGTTGTAAGTTTATTACTTTTATCATTTAATATTGTTTTAATTAATTTTTTATCTGATTCATTAATATCTTTATATTTTTCATTAAATTTATTTACTAATAATTTTGTTAATATACTAGGTGGTACATCTATTACATCTATTTTATCGTCATTTTTTTTTATAGATGTCATATGATTAATTAATTTATTTATAGTTTCGTTAATTTTATCTATATTAGAAGGATTTTTTTTTGTGATAGATAGATAAATAATATTTTCATAGAATTCATTATTTTCTTTAACTATTTCTTTACCTTTTAATAATTTTAACAAATCTAAATTACTTTTTTCTATTTCTTTTTTATTAATTTTCTTTAATAAATTAATGTTCTCTTTAATATATTCTTTAGCCTCTAATTTATCGTTAAATTTTTTAGATTCTAAATTTTTATAAATTAAAAATTGATTTTTTAAAGTAATATTTTCTTTTAAATTTTTTAAAAAGGTTGTAAACAATTTTTTACCGTTTTCATCTTTTTTTACTACAGATTCTAAAATAATTTTTTTGAAGGTGTCTTTTATATTTCCAAAATTTTCCATAAGTGTTTTTATTAATAAATATTGATTAAAATAAAAAAAATTAATTAATCATATCGTTAATTTGATTTGTAATCTCATTAATTTTAGAATTAAGTTTATTTGCACTCTTCTCAACATCCTCTAAATTATAGATATTTTCATTTTTTTCTAAACTTTCAGACAATCTTTTAAGATAGATTCCTTGATATTTTTTAACTTTTTCAGTATAAAGTTTTCTTTTTTCCTCTAATAATAAATTATCTTTTTTATTAATCGACTCTTCCGTTGGTGATGCACCTGCTGGTTCCGCTGCTGGTTCCGCTGCTGGTTCTGCACCTGCACCCACATCTCCACCCACATCTCCACCTGTATCTCCACCAGCACCTGCCTCAGCTTCTCCTGCACCAGATACTAATGCATCAAAATCACCATAAAGTCTATCCACTCTGTCGAATAAACCTGTCTTTTTAATAACTTCAGCAGTTTGTTCCATTTCTGCTGCAGCTGCCTTTTCTAATCTTTGTTGTTCTAAATCATTCCTAATTTCTTCTTCTGACATACCTAATATTTCTTTTTTAGCTCTAGTCATAGACATTGCACCAAATCCATTACCCGCATCTACAACACAATCTTTATATAAAGTTACTTTTAACTGTGTTTGTTCTATTTTTAACATTTCGGCTTGTGTAGATGGATTATTCAATGTTAAAGAAAAATTTTCTAATTCATCCTCTAAACCTAAAATATATAAATGTATTATCGCAATTTTATTTAATTCTTGTAACATTGATTGTTGTATCCTATTAATTGTTCTAGCAAATCTAATATCTTGTAGTGCCAAATTTTTACCATCACCATTAACTTCCTCAAAACCTAAAAAAGGTTTAGGGACTCTAAGTGCGGTAAATAATTTTTTTTGTAAATATTGTATATCTGCAATTTCAGATAAATTAGTTGCACCCGCTAAAGTATCTATTGGGCTAGGTGCATTTGGATCTCTAACTGGTATAAAGTAATCCTGATCTTGAGCCATTTGATTATATCTACTGTCTATCTGTCCAGTTTTTTGATCAATAACCGCACTTCTTTTAAAATTGTTAGCAATTTTATTAACATACGCAGGAACATCCTGCTCATCAATATTACCAACATAGATTTTAAATATTCTTCTTTCAGGTGCCCTAGTTACTCTATATATTAACATTGCATCTTCTGACAATAATAATTGTTTCCATATTCTTCTAGCCTTTTCTAACATAGAAGTCCCATAAGGTAATCTTCTGTCATCACCTAATAATCTAAAATGGGCAACTTGCCAAGCATTAAATTCGATATCTCTTTGACCCCATACAAATTTTACTGGATTATATTTATCGGTTTCTGCGTTCATAGAATTTTCACCAAAACCTTCGTTTTCTTTTCTAGCAATTTCTATATTAGGTAATTGTTTAACCCCTAAAATACCATCTTCACTATCTATATTTAAAAATAAAAAATTATCCCCATATTTACATGTATTTCTTGTCCACATCGGTAACGATGTATGAATATCTAATCTATTAAAAAATAAGTCTTCTAAAATTCTTCTAACTCTTTTACTTTCAGAAAAAATACTAATCATTTTATTTTCTGAATTTAAAGTAGTTGATTCTTCCATCATAATATCTAAAGCTGCCGATATTTCTGGGAAAAACTCCATACCCTCAAAATCAGCATATGATGCCAATCTAGTTGTTTCATAATAAACAGAGTGTTGGTATATCTCATTATCAACTTTCTGCCACATATTAGATAGATAAGCATCTTGTTGCCTTTTTAATTTCTCTACCTCATACTCCTCTTTTGATTTAGTTTTTAATAGTTCTTTATCGTTAATAGAATATCTAGACTTATTTTCTTGTTTTTTAATTTCTGGTCCAAATAAATCACTTAACTGTTGGAATATTGTTTTTCTTGCCATTATATAATTTTTTTATTACTATTATAATAAATATCTAAAAAAAATAAATGTTATTATAATCCGAATAACCAGTTATATTCACCGTTATCGTTAGTATCATTATTTTGTTTTGGATGGTATGTTGGGGTATTACTATAAAATGGATTTACATAATTAGTATTAGTTAGTGGTTTTGTCGGATTATTATTCGATACATTAACCCAACTTTCTAACATAGCCTTTGTTTGTTTCTCAACCTGTTCTAACTTTTTAAAAGATGTTTGGACCACAAAAATACACATAGCAAATGCCATAATTATATCATCGTGATATCCCTCCATATGATCGGGTCTACCATTTTTATAAACAAAAGTCCTCAATTCAGATATCATTCTTTGTGATCTTATTATGGTTTTATTTTCTCTAATATGTTCCTCTAATTCAGAAACCATATGTAGACGCGTGTTACCCACATTAAATCCAGGAATTTTATCTCCCTCTTTAAATTTTGTTTTAGAGTATTTCTCACTAAGTTTTCTACTTTTAGGATCATCATAATGTAAATACTTATAATCCATTTCCATTAGTTTTAAAACTGTTGGCACTCCCATACCACCAGTAATATCTATGATAGTATATGCGTTATACATATTACCATATTTATAAACTATCTCTGCTAACATATCGGGAGGCAATTTAAACTGAAATTCTGCAACCTGTTCTAAATTTTCAAAATCTAAAATTACTATTGTGGAACTATCTTTACCATCACCTCTACTAACATCGACACCCATTATGTATTTGTGCCCTACTTCAGGTTTTTTCCATATCCACATAGATTTTTCTACTTCCGCAGCAAATTCTGGATCCTTAACATAATTTTCTTCGTGATAAGAAATATATTCATTATCCATTACATTACCCGCTGAACCAATAAATGAAACATCAAGTTCTTGCGCGATTTTTTTTGAGTCACCCATATCTGCCGCCATTTCTTCATACCAAGGGGATAAAGGTTTCCAACCCTCTTTAATCATTACTTCGTAATACTCTATAGTAGATTCATCAGTTTCATATATTTTATCCATATATTCCCACCTTAATTTAGTTCTATCCAACGTATTACATTTAATAATTTCATCTTCACCTCTTTTCCAATATAGATTTCTATTATATCTAACATCTTGATACCACTTCATCTCAACAATGTTGAAGTTATTGTCCTTTTTCTTAGCACCATCATATGTTTTATAATAAAGTGGATCCATACCGTTAGGTGTTGATATAAGTGATATTTTACCACCTGTACCTAATGAAGCTAAAGCAGCGCCAAAAACTTCTGAACCGTTATCGATAAACGCTGCCTCATCCATAACTAAAAATGTAGGGGTAAAACCCCTTAACGCATCTTTAGAAGTTGCAAGTGCTCTAATTTCACAACCATTTGATTTTAATTTTATATGCCCTTTTGAGTTAATTTCTAAATAATCTTCACTTTCATCTAACCCCCAAACCCAATAAGGTATTTGGTCTAAAAAGTCTTTAACTTTTTTAAGGAATTCTTGCGCTAATGTTTGTTTATTGGCTAATATCAATACTTTATGTGGGTTATCAGGATCACCAAATGCAGTCTTAACTGTAATATATGCGGCAGTAGTAGTAGATACACCTGCCTGTCGAGGTTTAGTAACTAAATTACGATTATACTTCTCATACGATTTAATTATTTCTTTTTGTTTGTAAAATAATTTAAATGGTACATTACCACTTTGCGTCAAATCGAATGTTTTTAAAAAAGTTTCTATTGCGTAAATTGGGTCACCTAAACTACGAGCATATACTTTTAATTGTTCCGCTCTTTCCATAACATTTTATATATAAATATGGTTATAGATTAAAAAGCAATTAAATTACCATTTTCCCATTCATCATAATTAGGACCAAATGTATAAGTAACATTGTTACCTGACCCTATTTTTTGTATAATACCTGCCATATTTAATGCACTCCAAAATGTAGCATGTTGACCACCACCTAACGGTGAACCTATATATTTTAAAAATCCTTTTTTTGTTTTTATTTTTTCTGATGTATCTTTTAAATAATTAATCACATCTCTAACCATAGAATCTTCTCTTTTATTAAAAGTAAATCCTTTATTTTTTGGGATTAATAATAACCCGTTTTCTTCCGCATATCTTTTAACTTTTTCAAAGGTTCTTTTTTTTCCTAAGTGTAATTTATCCGTAATAATAGATAATTTTCTTATAGCATCTTTAACAGTATATTTATTAAACATTATAGGTATTACTCTATCTAATGAGGATTCTAATAATTCAACTAAAAAATTATTACGATAGGAATATGGTAATTTTAATTTTAAATTAAGTAGTTTATAAAAATTATTTAAAACATCTTCCTTATTTCTAACTAAAGACATTGAGTAATTTTCAATAATATAATCAAACATTGGGTAAAATAATTCATAATCCCTCAAATAAGTGTTATAGAAATAACCTGATTTAAATTTTTCTAAAAAAATATTATAAAGTTCTGTATCATTTTGTACAACATTTAAAACACTATTAGGATTTTTGTCATCATTAAAATGAAAAATTCTATAAAAAACATCTAAAAAGACAGAGGGGTTAGTCCAATCATCTGAAACTTTTTTAAATTCTTCTATTTCATCTTCATAAGTTTCAGATAATAGTCTTTTATATTGATTTTCGGATATAATTATTTTCATAAATTACTTATTATATTTTCATTCATATTTTCCGCAACTAGTGTACTATCAGGATAGAAATAACCCATATCTGGTGTCACAATTTCATCATCTTCACAATTTAATGTTTCACACATTACTCCAGTTACAAAATAATTCTCTTGTGTTCCAGGCATTTCACCTTTACATGATAGATATCTCACTAAAAAGTCATAAAAAATATCAGTTACATCTACACGTAATTTATTTTTATCATCCCATTTAGGTTTATCACCAATTAAAGAAGTTATGTGATCACGTAAAATATCAAAGATTTCAGATTCACCTGCCGCCTCATATGCCCATCTATATGCATTTTCTAATTCATTCCTTAAATCATAAAATAATTCATCCTCATCTATTAATTCTAACAAAGTATCTACATCACTAACCATTTCTTCTGTCAATACTGAAGTTTCCTCCCCCTCAAATGAGATATTATACTGATTATTTTCTAGTTCTTTACCTATTAAACCTTCTTCTTTAATATAATTTTGAATATGTTTTATTGATTTTTCATCTAAATTGTCTTTTACATCGTTTGAGAAATCAACATCAAACCAACCATACAATTCTGCCCAATCAGGATTTAAAACTCTATCTGCTAAATTGGTGTCATCGAATAAACAACTAAAATCTGACCATTCATCTAATATGGCAATAAATCTTTCACCCACTACTTCTATATCTCTAAATGCGATAGGGAACGAATTTGGATCTTTAAGATATGTATCTAACCACCCACTATTTTTTAAAATTGACATTAAATCATCCGCAAAAACATAATATGTTATATCTTCAAAACCTATTTCAGTAGTTGGGTCAACACCTTCACTCATATAATACTCAAATATTATTGTATATGCTTCAGTATTTGTTAAATTAAAATTTTCTTTCAAATCTTCCCTAATATCATCAACATTTCCTTCATAATGTGAAAAAATACTATGTATATACCTTAAAATCCTCTTAGGTGGGTTAGTATTTTCTCTTAATATTTTTTTTATAATATTTCTCATATAGTAATAAATATTATCGTACAAAAAAAAATCCCACATTAAGTGGGATTAACTTTTTTATATATTTTTTTACATAAATTTATGTAGTTTTTCTACTAAATCAAAATCTCCTGAATCTAATGCCTGATTAATTAATTCCTCAATCTCTCTTTTAGACATTTTAGAATAATCTACTTCTGTATCATCATCTTCTTCTTCGGTTTCAGGTTCTTGCCCTAAATGACTTAATATATCATCCATATCATCATATCCTGTGTCATTAAACATATCAGTTAAACTATCACCACTATCTTCTTGATGTAATCTTTTTAGAGTATCTACTACTTCACCACATTTTTGACTGCCACTTAAAATTTCTTTCATAAATTCGTGAAATTGTTTTGCTGGTAATTTAGTTAATTCTCTGAATAACCATTGTTTTATGTCATAATTTTCTGTACCAATACAATCTAAGAATTTTTCCCACATACCTGGACCTAATCTCATTCCCCATATTTCACCTTCATCTGTATCAGCCTTTTCAATAACTTCTTTTTGTTCATCAAAATCTAAATGACCGTCAGCCCAATTCAATGCCGCCAATTCTAAAGCCCCTTTAATTAATTCGTGAACTAAAAGAGGGAATATCCAAGCTTTTGCAACTACAACAGGCATATCATCACCTTCTTCTAAGTTAATGTCTTCCATATCTTCCTCTTCATCTTTATTTTCAGGTTTCTCAGCCTTTCTCCATTCTATTTTTTCAACACCACCAACTTGACCAGTCATCATAGTATCAGGAATTACCCAATATTGGAAATCTGCCAATGACATTAATTTACCGTAAAGTCCCATTAATCTTGGATCTATTGCGTCTAATTCATCTGCTACCATATGAAATATATAATGACCTTTTTTAGATGCCCCTTGCATTAATGAATTTATTACTCTTCTTTTATCCACCTCTAACTCTAATTCTTCCATTCTTTCAGCACTTTTAGGTTGTTTAGGTATATTAGGTTGCGGTGAATCATCATCATCGTCTTCTTCCTCTTCTTCTCTATGACTTAATGGTGATCCTGGAGGACTTAAAGTAGCCTCCAACATTTGTTCTGGTAAATCAAATTCTTCTGAAACGATATCTACTGCCAATCTTTCTAACGCTTCTTTATGTCTAGTTTCTATTTGACTTATTTCACCCATTATTTGAAACATCATTTGCATCATATTAGGTGTTATATTTCTAATCCCATGATATCTTTTAACTTTGTTAACTATTTCCTTAAATCTTTGTCCAGCTAATTTTTCAGAATAATTTTGTGTGTCTGAACCTACAGGTAATGATTTACTTCTACCAAAAATATGTTCACCACTTCTTAATTTACCTTCTAATCCTGGATGCATTCTTTCTGGATGTTCTGGATCATATTCTACCGCTTCACTTATTCTTTTAATTCTAACCTTTTCTGAAAGAACTCTTTTAGTTACTTCGTTAATAATATTTTTTCTTTTCATAATATATTTATTTTATCTATTTCCGTATAATGCCGTTGTCCACATTTTAAAACATTCTCCCGCCAATTGTTCAAAAACTCTTTGAACTTTTGGTAATTCAGGATCTTCTTCACCCCTATTTTCTAACCTAGTCAATGCCGCCCTTATTAAAATATCTCTAATTTTATTTTTATTTTCTAATAAATAGTTGATGTTTTCTAATTGACTTTGTAACATTTCTATATCACCATCATTTTCACCTTCTTCATTATCATATTCTAAATCCTCTATTTCTGATTCTAATGATTCTGGATCTTTACTCATACCATATAACCATCTATGTAAATCTTCTTTAGTCCAGTTTAATATTGGGGATGACCCAAACATATTAATAACCCCACTTTGTCTTAATTGTTCAAAAAATCTAAATATTTCTCTTTTATCTAAGGAAGGTATTTCAGTAATAATAAAAACTTCGTCATTAGGTTGTTCCAATAACATATTTTTCATTTTACTGTTAATATATTCTACTAAATCTTTTTTTTTCATTTTAGGTTTAACATTTTTACCCTTTTTTTTAGAATGTTTTACGTCTTTACACATTTCAGTAGCATTAGTTTTAGATATTTCCCTTTCAGATTTAGGTGCATTCATTTGTGAACAAGCCCAACGTCTTTGTTTTTCAGTATACACTTCATTTAGAATATCTATTTTTTTCATTTTTTTCTTCTAACACTAAAAGGTTTATTATCATATTTTTCTAAGTATTTATTAAATAAAGATCTACCTTGTTCTTCATTAGGTGAATTAAAATCCCATTTATTTTTAGAATTTATACCATATTTACTTCCTCTAAATGAATCAAAATCACTATATTGTTCTTCATCATATTCATCATAATTAAAATCTCCTGACACATTACTTTTATCTACTTTATAAACATCATCAAAAGTACCGTAATATTCATCATCACTATCTTCTTCATTAACAGTTATTGATTTAATATTACCCTTTTCATCTTTTAGTCCGTAAGTTCCTGGTTTTACAGTAGATAAGTCAATTTCATCTTTTTTATAAACATCCATCTGCTCAACTTCGTCTATATATCTTTCCATTAATTTACGCCTAATTGCTCTTTTAATTTCGGATTCGTAAAGTCTAATTTTATTTTTCATTTTAAATAATTTAAATATTTATTATTTCTTTTTCGTATTTAATAATTAAATCTTTTTCGTAAAGTTTATCCTCAACAGAGTTGATAGGTTCGCCAAAGGTAAAAAATAATCTTTTTTCAGGATATTCATCATATCCCTCCATATTTTCCCACCCTAATGCAATTATACCGTCAACCGCATCCCACATTGCGAAAGAATCTGATTCCTGCACTAAATCTAATTTTAATGTTGTGGTTAAATTACCTGATTTTTTAATAAATTTATTTTTTGGTGGTTCAGGATTTCCTGATGACGGATAAGAATCCCATCCATCCCCATCTATATCTTCTAAAGCATTAGAAAAGAGGAACTCATAAATGTAGTTCCCCTTCCAGTTTTGACCTATTTTATTTATATAAACTAAATACATTATCTAAACATACCTCTTCTTCTGAATGAAGGTTTAATTTTTTCATTATCTAATGCCTTAGGTCTAGGATCAACTTGTGGTCTTTTAATTTTTTTCCATTTGTTATCCTCATCAGGTTTAGTTATTGGCTTATCGATTCCTGGTTGTTTAACTGGTGCATTACTTCTTAAAAAATCTACATCTAATTCAATAAAGTCATCGTTACCTCTTTGATTACCGTATCTATTAGAATTATCTGAAAAGTCTAACCTACCATCTGAATTGTTATCCATATCTAACCTATTAGGGATACCATCAAAATCTCTATCTAAATCTCCTGTTGGTAAATAACCTTGCCCTGTTTGAACTGCGTCCATCATAGTCATATCATCTTCACCCATTAAACCTCTTCTTCTATCTCTTCTACCTTCAGATCTTTTACCTCTTCTAAGTTGTTCAAAATCTTTTGAGGTTAATTTACCGTATGGTTTAGCAACGTCTAATTTTTTTTGGTTACCTTTTAGTTTTTCGTACATCATCTGACTTTCATTAAGCCCACATTCCATACACATACCTTCTCTCATTAGTCCACCACATTCATTACATATTGATCTATTTTCACTTAAAACCTTTTTAAGAGATTTTTTTGTTTGGTTTCTTAAAAAAGATTCCATAATTTTTTTCTTAGAAAATGTCCTACTTTCATTAGTATCTTTTTTAGAACCTTTTTCTTTGTAGATTAATTTGTGTCCTGAACAAGTACATTCCCCATCTTTCAATAACATAGCTATCATATCTGGAGTAATTTCTAAAGGTTTTTTTGTTTTTTCATCAGATTCAGAAATTTCTTCACCAGTATTATCACCTGTTGGTTTTTCCTCTTCTGTGTCAAATTCTACATCTTCATCACCTGATTCAGTATCCGTATCCGTATCCGTATCTGTTTCAGTATCTAAATCTTCAGATTCTTCTCCCTCTTCTTCTCCTTCTATTTTAGATATTATATCCTCTTTATCACTTTCATCCATTTCATCTAAATGTAGTGCAGATATAATAGAATTTATTACGTATTTTTCTAATTCAGGATCTACTTCTTCTTTATCTCTTAATAATTGCCCTATTTTACCAGTTAATTTCTGTATTTTTTTAGTGGATTCATCTTTCCCTTCACTATCTAAATCATCACCTTCTTCCGTATTTTCTTCAGTGTCCTCATCACCAAAATCTACATCTGCAATATCTCCACCCATATCTACTTCTGGATCATCAGAAACCTCATCTTCGACAGGTATCTCGTTATCGGAGTCGCTTTTTGGTGCATCAACCTTTAACACTTTTTTCTCTTCATCAGAAATTATTTCTTCTTTTGATTTTGTCTCATCTTCATCTTCTAATACAAAACCAAATCCTGCACCACCAGCAATTGCCCTACCATCCGATTCAAATATGTTAGTGTTTTTTCTGATACCATATGATTCATTTAACATATCGAATTTAATATTTAAATGTTTTAACGCCTCTGCATAAGAATGGTATCTTTCATCTAATTTATTTTGAAGACCTCCAATGTAATTAAAATTTTCGGCTAAAAATTTTCCCGATCTTTTATTAGATGTTTTAATAAAATAGTCATGGTTTTCTCTAACTATACCATAAACTATCCCATTAGGACCTCTTTTAATTAATTCTAATTCTGAAAATGATTTACTCTCATTTAGAGTATTCATTTTACCCATAAGATCTAACATTCTATTTAATTTGTCTTGACCTTTTAATGTTTTAGGATTTACATATTTTTTCATATATTTTATTTTATTTTTTATCCGTTAGTTGGTAACCCTGTTACTATATTTACAAATTGATATTGCTCTGTTCCGCCCGTTGCAGTTATTAAACCTGTAGGTAAGACTCCTAATGGTTTAGGGTTACCTAAAAGAAGAAATCCAGCAGATAGAGTAGTAGTGACATCATCAATAATATTATCTAATGTTTTACCCGCAACACCTGTTACTGATGCACCATTTATAGTATAAGTCCCTCCACTATTAAAATAAACAGCACTATATACATAATTATCGAAATCTGCCGTAATGTTTGTATGAATTACAGAATACGTACCAGTTAAATAAGTTGTTCCCATATTATTATTTATAAATAAATATTACGTTTTTAGTAAAAAAATTATAATTTAAATTTATTATTCAACAAAGACTCATCTAAAGTTAAAGACTTATCATATGCCTTAGTTTCTATCTCACTTAATTTATCTAAGTACATTGTTCTACGTAAAACTTTAAATGCGATATTTTCAAAAGAATACTCACCTTCTCTATCTAAACCTGTCTGTCTCATTTTTTTAATTTTATCTTTCAGATTTTTTACCATTCTAATAGTTTTATCATATTCTCCTGATTTATACATAAAATAAATTTCTTCTATTGTGTCTACTATTGAATTTACTTTTTGTTCTACTTTTTTGGAATCGATTTCTTTTTTAGTTGCATCTGGTTTTACTACCCAACCATCCCATAATACAGAATAAACTCCACTAGAAACATGTGGTTCTTTGGTTTCTTGAACATATAATTCTACATCATAACCTTTAATGGTGATATCATGATTTTCATTCCATAAATTTTTCTTAGATGTAAAGTATTCTTTAACTAATTCTATGTTATCATCCACATCCTCAAAATCTAATAGAATGTGTAAATCTACATCTGAAAATTTAGACCAATTATAATTTGATAAACTACCAGTTAAAATTATATCTTGTATGTCTACCCATTCTACTTTTAAGGTTTCAAAAAAGTCATCGGCAATCATAAGTAATCTTCTACGTATTTCTTCATACATATGTTGATCACCATCAAAAATTTTAGGGTTTAAAGTGCTCCTAATTTCAAAAGAAGATAAGTCAATTTTTTCTTTTTGAATTAAGTCATTGACTTCTTGTTCGGTAATTTTTTTAATATCCATAAGATTTTTTAAATAAATATATTCTTTAAGGATAAATATCTAAAAAATAAGAAACGGGCGTGTTCTTATTTTATCCGTTAATTATTTGTTTTGTTTTACTCCTATTTGAATTGTGTTCAAAATAGACATCAATCAATTTATCTATACGTGAATCAGTATAACTTTTTGATTCATTAAATTGATTTAAAATGGTGTGAACTAATTCATCATTTTTAGAATTTATGATACTATTTAATTCTCTAAAATTTTCGTAACTATGACGATCACAGTCATCGAATTTTTTACCTAAATATTGTTCTACATTATTTATTAAAATATGTAGATTATTTTGTTCTGTTGTAATTTTTTTAACCCTAAATGTTAACCATATAGTAACTGCACTTAATAGCACAACTAATACTGATGCCACACCTAAAGCGAATGAAATTGTTTCCATAATTTTAAGTTTTTATTATTTATTTTGTTATTAATGAAACGCCCGTTTCTATATTTTGTTTATCGCAATAATTTCATATCTCCACCCACTGTCTGTGTTAGTGTTTAAAATTTCACATAATTTTGTTGCCTCTTCTATACGATGAGTTTCAAATACCTCACCTTGACTATTTAACAAAATAACATGAAAATTTTTTCCATTCATGTTCATAATTTTTTTAATCTGATAACTTGTTTCCATATTTTATTTATTATTTTCTTTTTTATAATCCCCCCAACTAACCCAAAATCCAATACCTACAATTATATTCATACCGAATGATGCCAATATCTCATATATGTCTTCATATACATTCATTGTTAAATGGACATGACCAACCATCCAAAATGGTATAGATAAATTTTGACTAACCCACAATAATGTATATTTTAAAAAACCCATATTATTAGTGCAACGATTAGAAAAATGGCGAGTATTTTTTTGTAATTTTTCATTTTCTATAATTTTTTTCATTCTACAATTTTTTCAACATAGGTACAAGTTTCTCCTGAATCAAAACCTTTTTCAATCAATAAAGGTAAACTTGCAGGTTTGCACCATGCATACACCAAGTAACCTTTAAACTTCTGTTGAACGTAGCCCCATCGAGTATCCCATAACATTCTAAAAATACCTCTTCTACGGTGATCCTCATGCACCCAAGCATCTAAAAATTTTATTCGATGAGTTTCTTCTCGCTCCATGTAGATATGTCCAACAATCTCACCGTTAATCATTGCGATCCACGTCTCTAGTCGTTGTGCATTACTCTTGAGGTGTACTATTTTTATATCTTCCATTTTAAACTTTTAACCATTTATTATCTTAATTGTACTTAAAACTTGCGTAAGTTTGGGTTATCAGCAACGTTGTCTGGTTTTTTCATTAATGTTGTTTATATATCCCATATGGATTTGTCTTGTTTTTTTGGTTTTTTAAAAATCCACCATAGCAGTAGTTTTTGTATAAATCGTTTCATATTAATAAAAGCCTCAACCGCTATGAATCATTGTTTTAATTTGTTCTTGTTCTAACCAAGTAAGGTATTTAAATAATCTTTTCATAATTTATTTTTCTTTATTTCTATTTTTTCAATGATTAGATCTCCTGTGTGTCTTCCATTATGTTTATAGATTTGAATCTTATTAATCTTTGAATAAGGAATTTCATATTCAAATATAAATGTCGATCGACCTTTACTAGTTAACTGAGTACAACAACCTTTAGCACAACTTTTTCCTGACATCTTATGGTCCGTTCCAAAGAAGTTCATAAAGCCTGCAAACTCCGCGTCTGCTGGACTAAATTCTTTTTTATTGTTCACGTACACCTCATAGGTTCCATGAGGTAATTTTGTGTAAGAAACGGTTAGTACAAGCTTTACCTTTGCTTGGTGATTACCTGTCAAGTGAATCTGAGTTACCACATCGGTTATTTGATTGTTTACTCTAGTCGGTATAGATGTTGAGGCAATGACTGTTTCAGGAAAAGATTTCATAACTTGAGGAGTCGGTTTTGATTTAACCTTAGTGTCGTCAAAATCATAGTCCATTGAATAAATGATTTCCATCACCTGTTCTGGAGTATAGGTGATCTTTTTTCCGTTTTCGTCAAAAAAGGTGTACGGCCATTCAATCTCCTTGAGTTCTTCAATTGTTACCATCTTACCATTAGGTGAATTTGTCCATTGTTGCCAAATTCTGTCAATCTGAGAGTGATGAGTCCAAAAGACGGGATCAAAACCAGCGGTCGGAACCCAACCCATAAGCC